ATTACAAAAACCGGAGAACATAGTCCCGGAAACCTCAAGAACTTTCTTGGTCCTGGCGATATACATTACTCTTCGGAGTATAAAATATAATTGATTTATAAATGATTTTAAGCCTCCATCCTAAGTGGAGGCTTTTTTAATGTTATGAAAAAAATAGGACTAAGAATATTAGGAATATCGTTTATGCTTGCCTTGATTGAGAACGCATACTTTGGATGGAACATGGTACCAATGAGTCAGGCAGAATGGATTTTAGATATAATCATAGGATCCGGACTTGGTATTGGATATTCTATTTATGTCATCGGTTGGACAATATCAAAAACAAAATAAAATGAGAGCTATAAGAGATATACAATCAGCGCTATTAGAGTGCTACGAATTTAAAACACAGCATGATCCAAATGATATTGCTGAAATTAAAAATAATGAAGGCTGGATTGAAGCTTTAAAATTTGTTCTTGCAAACGAAAGAATGCCAATTGATCCTGCTCGTTTATCAGATAAAATCAAATCAAGGATAAATCTGATCCGTGCAAATGTAAAATCGAATAATGCTTTGAATATGATTTCGGGCGGGTTTTGTTCAATAATTGTTTTGGAACCAGAAGAAATTGAACGCAAAGAAGCAGACCACGAATTCTACATTCTCCAGATAAAATATGGAGTTCAAAGTGATGTTGAGAATACAGTTCACACTGTTTACGCTAAGCTTGATGTCAAAACATTAGAATATCAATACTTATAATCATGGGATATTACACTTATCACTATATGCATATTTACGATGTTAGAGAAGGTGATTACAACAACTTTGCCAGTGATGAAGATGTTGAAAAAATAATGAAGTTTTTCCAGGCACATTGTGAAGATGCTAATTATGCTCTTGAAGAAGATGGAAGCGGAGCTGATTCTTCAAAATGGTATGAAAGCGAACAGGATATGGCATTCATAAGCTCATTCTTTCCTGGATTTCTATTTGCATTGCACGGAGATGGAGATGACAGAGAAGATCAATGGACATGTTTCGGTCTGAATGGCAAATCCTATGTTGAACAGGTCGAATTTGTTTACCCGGTATTTGATGTAGAAATTTTAAATTACAACCATGAAATCAAAAAGAAAAAATCCTGATTGCCCTCATTGCAGATCCTCTAATACATATTTCCTTGGAGAAGATAGTTGGATCCAATATTATCACTGTACCTGCGGGCATGATTTTAAAGTAGATACCAAGGAATATGCATGGACTAAACAAGAAATCGATGAGCAGGAAAAGAAAGCTAAAAATTAAGTTTGAGCAATTTATCATAAGATGGAAAGTTGTTTTCAAAATATTGCTAAATCCTAAGAGTAGATGGTTTGTTGCATTTCTTACAGATCAACAGCTTATTAATTTGTACAAAGGTGATGAATTTCTTATTGTTTTTCAATACCATAGGATTCAAAAAGACATTCTTATAAAAATGCTCAGGAATCTAAATGAATCAATAGATGAATGGGATGAACTGTATTATGATATAGAAGCAAGCGTTAAAGCAGATGAGTATAAAACCACTAACGGCGGAACAAAAAATAAAAATAAAAGCTGACATCAAAGAAATGCATATCAGGCGCTACGGGACAAAGTTTGTTTTCGTTCCGGACCTCGATCGGCATTCTCATGTTCCAAAAAGAAAATCTTACGATATGGATCATTTGATGGATGATCTCGATTTCATATTTAACCATTTAACCATAGAATAATGGAATACCAAGTTGTATATACAATAGAAGTTGAAGCTGAAACAAATGAAGAAGCTGCAGCTCGAGTTATGGAAATTCTACAAGATCCGTATAATCAAGCCTGGAATTTTGAAGTTCGCGAAGAGCACGGCAAAGAAGGAATTTTGATTAATATGGAGGAAGAGGGTTACTGTAAAGAATGTGACCTGTCAATGGAAGTTAAACCAGATGAGGGATACTGGATATGCCCACTGGGACATATTAAAAAATTTAAAAACCACGAATAAGAATGAAACGATTTACCGATTTGAAAATAGGATCTTCAGTATGGAAAACCCGCGGTTATAATATTGAACTCCATAAAGTAACTTACTTGATGTTGGAGCCTGTTAACGAACCGCCATTGAAAACAGTCTGTAAAGATTACAAGAGCCGATCGATCTATGTTGAACGTGGAAATTTTGATCCAGGTTGTACTCAAATAAAAGGCGAATATGGCGGAATATACTTTTTCAATCTCGAAGAAGCGATCAAGCATGTAAAACAAGAAATGATCAAAGACGTTCTTGAAGAGAGAAGAAAAATCTTAAAGTCTTTGGATCAAATTGATGAAATTCTACCACGATTTCTGAATTACCATCACGATTTGAATGAGGAACGAGGCTTGAATGAGGATTTGTAGTATCTTCGCTGAGTAGTCCAATTAATAATCATTTAAACAGTAATCAGATGGAAAAAGTACCTATTAAATTTGTGGTAGAAATCCAAGTAGGACAAAATGGTGTAGTCAACACCCAGATTAGCTCGATAGACGGGCAAGCAATTATGTACAACGAGATTATCGGCGCAATGGAAACCTCCAAATCAATGTTCATACGACAGAATATTGCACTGGAAGAACAAGCACCTCCTCCTCCGAAAAAAGAAATTCCGATGATGGATGGTCCAACTAAGCCAGCTGTATTGGAAGTATCCAGGCCTAATAAAGAGCCAGAACCAGTTCGTGATCCTGGTGATATGATAGAGTCTGAAAATAAAAGTTGATAATCGGCAAAAGTTTTATACTTTTGTCATGTGGAATTTGTGATTGATTATAGTAACGTATGTTCTTTGAGCGCAAGCTCATCAGTCATAAATTCCCATACCTACCCTTCACCTGCAAAGCTGGAGGGTTTTTTTATAGGCTGTTCTAAACATCGCTACAGCCAGGGAATTAGCCAACCCGAAACAAAAAGAGAATCAAAACCTGGTACTCGATCCCAACACGAACATAACCCGAAGCAATGTCCCACCGCCGACAACTTCGTTGCGAAATATATGGTGGCCTTTAATTAGGTTTTCGCGAGAGTGTTACCTCGATAGAGGCGAGGAATGGATTGTCACCAGTAGATTGGTTTGGCCGAAATGATTGCCAGTCGTCCCTATATTCTGACACCATGATCAGAGGGTAGGGCGGCTTGTATTTACTCGTAAAATCTTAATAAATGAAAGAATCAGATAAATTAAAAAAGCAGTTAGATGCTGTGCTTAAAAATGAAGCCGAAGAAGCACACAAAAACAAAGTGGCTGAGGCTACGAAATATGTCAAAAAGGCATATAAAAATGTAATAGTCAAAAGCAGATCGACTTACATTAATTACAAATGGTTTAAAGAAGTTAAGGTTGAAAATCCATATAACGCCGGTGATCCTAAACGAATACTACTTGTGTACGAAACTGTTGCGGTTATGATAGATACTGCTTGGCGTACTGGTATCGAATATTATCGTAGAGGTAATGCTGAATTCTTGGATAAAGACATGTTCAGTTACGACAATATTTATAAATGGACCGAAATTCCGGAAGATGAATGGGGAGGAGTTGTTAAAGCTGTAAAAGCATTGACTAAAAACTTGATTGCTGAAATAGATGACGGCAAAATTAAACCTTTAAATCACATGTCCGGTGTAGAATATACATACCATAATGTTCGTGAAAAACAAAAACACTTGTTAGATCTACCTCACATAAAACTCGAAAAACGTGAACCCTTCTTGATAGGAGAAACGATCTTCCGTGTAGATGACCTGTACATCATCTCACCACAATCTATCAAATACGCCATAGAGGTATTAGAAAGAAAGGCATATTCTGATCAAGACAGCACCAGAGTTCTCTCAGCAATGGGATATCGTAATCGTCACGATGAATCAGCTGCTTGTTATAACCTAATCAATAAACTGGAAAACTATGAAAAATACCTCGTTCAAAGTGAGGATCAAAAAAGTGCATTATAAATACTCTGAAGTATTTAGTGTAGGAGATGTAGTTGAATTCAGCAAGAATGAGAAAACAGGAAACTATGTACTAAAGTCCAATGTCGATGGAGAGCTTTATTCCGCTGAAGATTACGGGAAATGTTTCAAAATGCATGCAATTTACGATGAACTTTTCGAGAAGATTGACGAATAAATTGTATAATTTTGACACGTACATTTCTTATTAAATATTGTTGGTTTTTGATTCCGGGCTGGCCGTACACCAGCCTGGTTTTTTCAATGAAGAATTACGGGATATATAAAGGACTGGTCAGAAGAAGCATACATAACAAGCATGACGTAGATGATGTCTACCACAATGCTCTTCTAAAGTTCTATTCATACAATCCTGATCTAAACGACAGGTTCCCGCATTCATTCTTATACCAAGCAATTCAATGGGCAATTACTGATTATTACAGGGATAAATACAGAATGCATCGTAAGTATTTACCGGAAGAGGTCTTAACACTGGCCGAATTTGATAGAGATTTCCGGGAATTATCCAACCTTGTATTATCAAAAGCTCCTCAACATGTACATTTACAGATCCAAGGATTTTCTCAAAAAGAAATAGCCAGGATTCTGAACACTACTGTAAATGCAGTAAAAGCAAAAAAATTCAAATTTATCAGGAAAGCAAGAAAATACTTGCTTAATGATATGTACGTATAACATTTATTAAAATATTTTGTAATGAAAAACAACGAAGTTGAATTCGTGAGTCCTTCTACGATTATGGTTGATGAAAGGATCACAAGTGTATTGAAGCCTTTACCTGATGAAAGCTATCAAAGACTTAAATTATCTATAAAAGAGAATGGTATTGAGCAAGCTATTATGGTATCAGCAGGAATGCTTGTTGATGGTAGACACCGGTTAAAAGCAGCCAGTGAGCTCAAGCTCGAACAAGTTCCAGTTGTCAGGATCCCGTTCACCTCGATCGAGGAACTCCAGAGAAAAGCAGTTTCCATTCAGTTGGACAGGAGAAATATTACTGCTGAAGAAAGAAATTTACTTATCCTAAAACATTATGAGGATGTCAAGTCTGAACGTGGTGAATCCAGGGGAAGACCTAAATTAGCATCAAGTGATGCTAATTTTGTAGAGCCTGATAACACTGATGTTTCAGCAAAAATTGTCTTCAAGGGAAAAACGTCCGAAGAGGTCGCAAAAAGAGTATCTGAAGACCTGGGCCAGGAAGTATCTCAAGCAACAGTTGAGCGTGTCATTGCAAAAGATAAACCGAAAAAGAAAAAAGAGTTCAAGGAAAAGGATACGATCAAGATCTGCATCATTTTCACACGTAACTCATCAAATGAATGGGAGGCCTTCCGAACATTATTCCATTCCAAGAAAGAAGCTGAGGAATTCATGCAGGAATACTACGATGACGGAAACGACATGTTCGATGGTGCCAAGACTCATACTACTGTGGTTGATTTCTTCGATAAGTTCGATCAACAAACACTCTTAGGATATACTCAGGAGGTAGAAGATGGAGATCAAGAATGAAAGAAGAGCCTATGGCTACTTGAAGTATAAAGGCCCGGTAGAAGAATTCAACGGAAACAAATTCCGGGCTTTTTCCATTCGTCATGTTCGTAAAACCGGTACGAGATATAGAGTTACTGATTACGGTTTTTCTGCAAGCAAAGGTGCTTTAGAATCTCTTCGCTTGATCGAGATTAATACTATGGTTCACGTCAAGTTCGAGATCAAGTCTAAAGAAGCTACAATTAAAATTGCTGGAAAAGAGAAATTAATATTTAAGACATCTCTACGTGCACTGGATATATTTTCCTATGATGAGAAGGAAAAAGCTCCGGAATGGATTTGGAAACTGGATGATTATATGCTGATCAAGGATACCCAGGAAATAAAAAAACTTTTCCCGGAACCACCTGATATCTTAAAAAAAATGAAAAGCAATCCTGAACATCACGAAGCACATATCAATGAGTTTACTGACGTGAGCACATTTAAACCAAAAGAAGTAGAAACAGCACCCGATTCAGAGGATCAGTTTCCTGACAGACCATCTGATGCGGATGATTTACCATTCTGATATGGAAGAAAAATGGGAACAAATGATTGAAGATTGGATGCGTAATATCAAATACGACATTCATTTCAAAGTAAAGCCTGAAGCAGAAGAACTCGCCAAACAGATTGCTGAAAAACTTAATAAAGAACAAGATCTCTATATTGTTACAGTAAATAGAGGAACTGTTATTAAAAAAGACAATGAAGACAATCTGGACAATTATTTTCATACAACAATTCCTGAGTGGAATCCAGCAATGGATGACTGGAAAGATAAATCAGTGAAAATAAGCCAACGTCATCAGCTTGCCAGAAAAATGTATCGTAAAGATCCGAAAACAGGAAAAGAACTAATGAAAAAAGTTGTCTATCCTATTCCTGGTATTGAAAAATGGCAAGAGGAATATAATGAAATCATGGATTTATAAAAACAATTACCAAACAAAAATGAAATTCAAATGAGAGAAATTGATCCAGCACCAAAAGTGCTAACAATATGGCAACCCTGGGCATCATTACTGGTTCATGGAGTTAAAAAATATGAAACAAGGCCTGCTCCTACCAAACATAAAGGCAAATATTTAATTCATTCAGCTAAGACTTGGAATCGTAAATTATACGATGTTGCTATGAGTGACCCTTTTCTTAATCAATTAGTATTGTTAAATTATTATTTCCGTTCAGGAAAAACAATCGGATTCACATTTCCTGTGGGCCATATTATTGGTGAAGTAGAAATGGAGGCCTGTTATCGTATAGATCATCTTCAACGTGCTGGTGGAATGGGAGGGCCAGTGATTCAAGCTACTTGCGTTCTTGATATGGGAGGTAAAAATCCTAACGAAGTATTCACAATTAAAGAACCTGAATTAGCATACGGTGATTATACACCAGGAAGATATGTATGGGTAATGAAAAACCATCGATTATTGAAAAAGCCGATTCCTTATATAGGAAAACAGGGCTACTACAATCAATATAAAGGCGATTATGAGAAACTTGAATTTATAGAAGATGAAAATAATTAAGATGGCAGAATTTAAAGTAACAATAGAAACAGAAGGTGATTTCTGTGAAGATGACCTTCGTGAAGCACTAATTGATGGTATTGATAATGTAGGAAACTTTGAAGTACCTGAGAATTTTACGGTTCAGCGTATACTTCATCCTAAACAACAGCAGTTGCCGAGTGATGAGGAGATTGATATTTTACTCAAAAATCTGCACATTGTTTCAAAGGACGAAGCAAGAAAGGTTGTAGCAAAATGGCTTCGTGATAAGTACCAACCAAAGGAAGTTGAAGTTGATTGGGAAATGTTAAAAAGCATGATTAAACGTGAACATAATAAGTATTGTCGTAAAGCTATACACAACAGGAATGATGAAGAGGTTGATTGGCTACGTATAGCAATTAAAAGATTTAAACAACTCAACACCTAAAGAAATGATTTGGAATGATATGTTCGCTGGTGGCGGCGGTACAAGCCACGGATTACATAATGTGAAAGGAGTACAAGTTGCTGCAGCTTTGAATCATTGGAAAAATGCAGTTAATACTCATAAAATAAATTTTCGTGATACAAAACATTTTTGGGCAGATGTTTACGATACAGATGAACATATTCTCCCTAAGTGTGATGGTTTTTGGGCATCAATAGATTGTACTGATCATTCTAATGCTAAAGGAGGTCAGCCTAAAAATGCTGGATCTTATATGTTGGCTGATGAATTACCACGTTTTATCAAATACAGCAATCCTGCTTATATTGTAATTGAAAATGTAAGAGAGTTTCTTAAATGGGGACCACTCAAAAACGGTAAAAGAACTAAAGCGACCGAAGGGCAATATTATCTAAGATGGGTAGAAAAAATTAAAGCTTTAGGATATCCTAATTATGAATATTCATTATTGAATGTTGCTGATTATGGTGAACGTACATCAAGAACCAGGTTGATTATTGTCTTTTCAAAAACAGGATATGATATTACATGGCCACAGCCTACACATAATAAGAATGGAACTGATGGTCTGAAACGCTGGAATGGTTGTCGTGAAAAGATCGACCTGTCAAATGAAGGTCACTCTATCTTTGGAAGAAAGTACAATACAAAGCTTGCAAAGCATGTTAGAAGAGAAGTTTCTCCTAACACAAAAAGAAGAATTGTGGGAGGCATATTCAAATATCATCCTGAATTTGCTCAATTCTTAATGAGCTACTACAGCTCTGGGCAAAATGTAACATCATTAGAAGAACCATGCCCGGTAATCACAACCAAAGATCGTCACGCACTGGTTACGCTTCAGGTAGAAAAAGAGAAAATGCAATTTGTTACAGATTATATATGGGGTGTACAATTACAACACCTCGATGATCCAATGAAAGTTATCACCACAAGAGAAAGCAAACATTTTATTACACTATATTATGGTAGAGATGACGCGATATCAGACTTGGAAGATCCTCTCCAGGTTATACCAACAGAGAATCGACATGCCCTTACAACGCTCAAGAAAGAAATTGAACAGGAGAAAAAGCAATTTATCTCAAATTTCTTCTCCGGGAATGGAAATCCTGAAGCACAGAATTCATCTCTTGAAGATCCTTTAGGCGCATTGACCACTATTAATAAACGAGCATTAGCTACTTTATCTCAGAATGGAACTTTTGATATTAAGATGAGATTTCTGGATCATAAAGAACTGGCAGCAATAACCGGTTTTCCTGATGAACACAAATGGTTTGGCAGTAAGAAGGATATAATCAGGATGATCGGTAATGCTGTTCCTCCTAAACTTTCAGAAATAGTAGCTACAGAATGTAAAAAGAACTTTGATAAATACAAGCTAAAGAAGTATGAAAACAAGATTGGGAATATATCTACAAAGTAAACGAGAACAACTACAATTATCACGCTCGGAATTTGTTCTCCAGATGCCGAAAGAAACACGCATCACTTCATCTACGCTTGGACAAATTGAGAGAGGTAAAATAAAAACTCCTCCAAAAAAGCGATTGCAAGGATTTGCCAAAGTTCTGGGTGTAAAACTTGAAACATTACAGAAATTACTCATAGTAACATCGGTAGTGCTTACAGTAAATTCATTATTTCCAAGAGAAATTTCAGCTATTAAGACTATTCGTCAATACGAACCTATCGAAGGATATCACGTTGCTTTCTCAGGAGGTAAAGATTCTATTGTTGTTTTAGATCTCGTTAAAAAAGCACAAGTTCGATATCGTGCTTATATGAGTTTAACTACTGTAGATCCACCAGACCTGATACATTTCATAAAAGAACACTATCCGGAAGTTAATTTCCTGAAGCCAAAGACATCAATGTTCAAGCTGATCATTGAAAAGCATTCATTACCTACCAGAATTGGCAGGTATTGTTGTGGGCCATTGAAAGAATATGCCGGGAAAGGTGAATTTACTATTACTGGTATTAGAGCTGAAGAAAGTTCAAAACGTAGTAAACGTAAAATGTTCGAGGAAGATACACGTCCTGGTATGAAAGGAAAAATGTATCTAAATCCAATCATTAACTGGACTACATTAGATGTGTGGGACCATATTGATCATTATAATTTACGGTTCCCGATAGCGTATGAGGAAGGTATGAATAGAATTGGCTGCATAGGCTGTCCTTTAGCCACTCCTATTACAAGAAGAAAAGAGCTGGAAAAATATCCCAGATTCAAAAAAATGTATTTAAAAGCGATCAGAATCGCTATGTCAGAGAAAAAACAAAATGGAGAATCCTATGCTCTTTCAGTTCATTTTAAGGATGAATATGAGGCTTTGGACTGGTGGCTCTCAAATTTAAGTATTAAAGACTGGAAAAATAATAAATCAGTTAAACAATTAAAATTGTGGTAAGAAAGGAAATTAAAATGTACAAAATTTATAACAACGTAGAAGATAAGATTGTTTTCAATGGCAACGAAAGAGAATTTATTGAATTTATGAATACTATCAGAGATGAAAATGGTGATGTTGATTACAGTATTCTTGGAGTAAGTGATGCTATTGAGTATGTGGAAGATTATTGTGGGAACTTAGACTTGATAAGTTAATTGCATATAACTCCAGGATAACAGGAACTTTATTAAACTATAAAACTATGAATAAAGCAAAAGCAGAACATGATATTAAATTATTAAATGAAATAATTGGTGAGATTGGGGGAGTTGAATTATTAGCACTTAATGAAACAGAGCAAGATAAAATAAGGTTGGTAATGATGGAGTATGCTAATATTTGTACTTCTGTTGAAAATAGACTTACCGACTTCGCCAACAACCAACCAAAGATAGTTGTAGGTCGAAGCGAAGTATTAACCGCATTTAACGAATGGATTGATGAGAACCACCATAGTTTCAAAATTCCTGATATGATTTTACAAGATTACATACGCTATGGTGAAGTTATTTGTGATAACGACCAATACCAACCAAAGGAAGTTGAAGTTGATTGGGATAACAAAATAGATAATGCTCTAAGTGAATTTGAAAATAAGCACAGTTTACCTATAATTGATGTGGACAGAAAGAAACTAATTCAAATAATCAAACAACACTTAAAAAAATGGGATTCGCAGAATTAGCAGACCAGCGTTATGATGAATATCGTGACCGGTTATACGATGCTATTGACAAAATGAGAATGGATTTTGATAGCGAAAGCATTACTATCTATCTTGACAATGGTGAAGAAGAACCTACAATATTGTTTTATTGGCACACTGAAGAACTACTCGAAGATGAAGGTAGTGAACCAGAAGCAAGTGTATTTTTAGCAATGATGAATGCAGTACATTTGTTTCATACAGATAAAAAACAATTACTTAAGCTCAGTACTTATGTCATTTGAAGAATTGTTGAAAGAACAACTCAGCGGAGATATTATTAAAATTCTTAATGATGAATTCGCTATCGGTAACTATGCCATTGAAGGCAAACCCAAAGCGAGATCAGGCGCTTATGTATTTGCAAGGATTGGTGACAAATTAGGGCAATTTTGTGTTGTATCTCCTAATTTCATATATTACAAACACTGGTTCAAGCTTCATAATATAGCTAATCTACCAGATGTTGATATCTACAAAAATGATTTACGTGAATGGCGTGATAGAAACATACGTTTTATGAATTTAATAGCAAAAAATGAGAATTTTAGCAATTGATCCAGCTACTAAATGTGGCTGGTCCATGGGAGAAGGCCTCTATGGAACCTGGGATCTCCAGACCAGAAAAGATGAAAGCTGGGGAATGAAATTGATTCGTTTCAATAAGAAATTGGAAGAAACCTACTCATCAATGTACTTTGATATGATTGTTTACGAAAGACCTGCAGGTAGAAATGCTCAGGCTATTATTACACAATCGAAAATTATCTCTCAGTTAGAGGTATTCTGCGAAGAACGCGAAATCGAGTACCGGGCATACTCAGCTGGTGAAATCAAAAAGTTTGCTACCGGCAAAGGCAATAGCAATAAACAGGCTATGTTGGATGCAGCAAAGAAAAAGTATGGCTATGAAGGTAACGATGATAATGAAGCTGATGCCATGCACCTGTATTACTTAGCAATGAGAGATTATGGGGAGTAGAAAATTGTATTATGAATGGTGGGCCGTTGATAAAGATGGCGTAAAGCATGCTGGTTATGTCGAAACCAAAAGTAATCGATATAATAAAGTACTGAAACAGCTTCAGGGAATTGTTGAATTTAACATCGATGAAGCAAAAGACTTCGGAATTCGCAAGATCAATAACCCACGTCCAGGAATGTAATTATGGATAAATGTAGCGTAGAAGGTTGCTATCGAAATATAGTAAACCAGACACATAAATTGTGTCAAGTTCACAATAAACAGCGACTTGAAGAAAGAAAGCTAAAATTGGTGGCTGAGGGACGTATGGAACTTCCTCCTGAACGATCTAAGAAAAAGAGTACGAATGGTCGCAGGCAGAAGAAGATCGCTCCTATGAGTGCTAAACGTGTCGAGGAGAATAAAAAATATAAGGAAACTCGTGAGAAGAAGAGAGATTGGCAAAAGAAGAACGGATATTACAATTGTGTGTTTTGTAACAGCAGGTTGATTGATACAGATGATGAGGTTGCAGACTGTCATCACATGGTTGGCAGGGATGGGGATAACCTGGCGAAGTGGGCTAATCTTTTCTTCTCTCATCGAGATTGCCATACAAATTATCACGCTTGGAATATTGAACAGCTTATGGGTACATCTTGGTATTTGAAATTTGTTGATCGGTTGAAAACTTTTCACCGGGAAGGCTATAATCAGGAATTACGTAGGATGAACAAAGCAGGAGTGATCGATGATGATCAATATTTAAAGATGTATAGGCCTGAAAAATAAGTATCTTGCAGTAAATTTCAGAAAAATGGGAAAATCACTCGAACAAAGAATTGCGCTTTTGGAAAGAAGACTTGCGGGAACCAGAACGCAAGGAGAAATAGGTCAATTCAATTTTAAAAAGATTACTGCTGCGGAAATTATCGCGGGAACAGAAGAGCGAAAAAGAAGCTTTTCTCCAAAAGATGTAGCTGATATGGCTCTTGCACATGGACCGGCACCAGCTACTTTAGAATATATGGTTCCTATATGGGCTGAAGAAAATTCTAATCTTAATGATAACACTTATGAATGGGCATTTGGTAATGGAGCAAATACACCAACAAATGCAGGTATTACTATTTATGTTCCGTCTGGATGGGCTTGTACAATAGTAGCAATGACAGCAACAACCAATGTAGCTACCGGTACAAGTATCATTGAGGCTGATATTAACGGAGTTCTGCAAGGAGCAAATTGTAATGTCCAGCTTTCAGGCAGAAGTGGTGTGAATGATAGCTTTACTCCAGTTGCCATATCAAGTGGTGACAGACTGACTTTTAGAACAACGGCTGCAGGAAACAACGCTACACCAAATACTGTGACAGCCTGGTTACGATACGTAAAAACTTAAAAATTATGAGTTATAAACTTTGGGATTATCTTGTAGAGCAACATGATCTAACTTTGTTAGATAGTGAACTTGCCGAAATTGTACATCATGTTCATAAGGAACATGGTTACGATGAATTAAAAGAAGCTGTAAAAGAAATGCGAGATGCTCAAAAAAGGTTTTTCAATGTGAAAACAGATGAGCGTAGAAAAGAATTGCTTATACTTTCTAAAAAATTGGAGGCTCGTGTAGACGAGCTGATTAGTGATAAATTGTTTTAATAAATGGAAAAAGGCCCGCGAGGGCCTTTTTTTTACTCTAAAAATTTTTGCATTAGGCTGAAGAAAGAACTATCCAGTAATACGTACCATTTATATTGATACACCTGAATTTCCTTACTCTTCCATTATTAGTAGATGTCAATGTTGCTTGAGCTCCACCACTCCAGAATGGGTTTCCTGGACCCTGAAGCGTAATAACTTCTGAATTTATTGAGATCGAAATAGTTTCAAGTTCTCTTCCTTCATAAGCTACAGCTGGAGCAGGAAATGTAATTGAATACGGATTTGTGTCATCTACATAAAGAACAATTGTATGATCAAATCCAGAAGCATCAACTACAACATTTGCATTCGATACATTTCTGGTTCTTTTTGCGACACCTCCATTTACATAGAAATCAGCCTGAGCATGATCATCTGCATACGTTGAAGGATTAACCACAACACATCCTGTTCCTGATATATGCATCTGGGTAGTAGGACTAAGAGCGCTATTAATTGTTGAGAAGAACTCAACTACTGTTCCTGTACCAAGAGGTATCAAAGGATCATGTGTTTGAGTCGCAACAAGCCTCATACCACCACTGCTGGAAGTAGAATCACCAGCAATATATCCACTCATACCATATTGTGCAATTACATTACCAGGAGCAATAGAAGCTCCTAATGTATCGTAAGGCCTTAAAGCATGATACATTGGAATAGCGATTGTAGATCCTTCAAGTCTGAAAACATTGGTTCCTGTAAAGTATTTAAGTGTGGCTTGAGCTTCAAGATTAGCTACCGCAGTTGCGCCTGAAAGCACAAGTCTTGCTATACCAGGATTATTAATACCAAGCCCACCACCTGCAGCTGCAATACTGGTAGGTTCCCATTTACCGGTACCCGTATTATAAACCAAAGCTTGTCCATTGGTAGGAGGAGCCGGATAACTTACATCAGCAATATCTACAAGGTCTAAGTCAATTACTCCAGGTATCCATTTTGCTGAGGATGAGCTCCAGATCATGTATTGCTTATCAGTTCCGGCGACAAATCCAGTAAAATCTGTATCTGTCAAAAGTTGTAATGTATCTGTTGCTAATGAACGATACGAAGTCCCATTATATACATAAGGAACTTTATCTGCTGTGTTATAATATAACTGACCTTCTACCGGTGTACCTATCGGTGTAGCACTTGTATGAATTACAGCATTCTTTAATTCAAGCTTTTGAAGATCTATATTATTATGAAATTTTTTATCTGGCATTTTTCAAATTTTTAAGGGGTTAAGTCTTCGCCAAGCACTGTTACTGTCCATGCACCAGGAGATGCATCAACATCAGCTTGAACTGTATTGGCTGTTCGTGTAAATACTGCATCGATACTCTCACCTGTCGAGTTAAGATATGCGCCTACCTGGACATTGAGATTGTTGAAATTGTGAGTGACAGTAATTGTTGTACCTGCACCAGTGTTATTTGCCTCTTTGATTACAGCTCGAACTGAATCAAGATAAGTTTTTAACTTCAATGGAGTAACAATACGTGTGTCATCTACACCAGCATCAGTTTCAACCTGTGTTGCTATTTCAGCAATACCTTGAACTGTTTCTGTGGCTGAGAGTACGGTAGCAGCTGCAATAATTGTCCAATTGGTTTCAGTCTGAGTTGCTGCTGCGTCTGCAGTTAGATCCAGGTTAGCAATGATTAAATCGTTTGGATTAACTGCTATGAGTGAAGCTCCAACCGTGCCGGCAGTTGTTACAACAAATTGATCGCCTTTTAAAATATCTTCAGATCCACCAAGAGCCTCTGGTGTATCGTATGATAAAGGCAAGTCATTTGTACCCGCCGCGCTTGTAGGATCAAATGGCACTTGCGGCCGAATCGCAGATGGTATCATGTTATCCACATACCGCTTGATCGCATATTGCGAAGCTACTTTAAGATCAGATGGCGCACCTCCACCCAGGGTAGGATCTGTATCCAAATCTGATTGTTTTAATTCAAGGTGAGGGCGATTAGATGCCGGAGATCCTGAACCCATGTGAGCATATAAATATGCATCCAAAGCATTTACCGCAAGAAAACTTGTTGTACCGGTAATAATATTATTTCCTCCAGCAATAGGATCGTGAGGTACATCCTGGTCTGAAGATATTACTGACAAACTATCAAGCTTTGCTTTATCTGCAGCTGACATTGCACCATTAGTAAGAGTTGTAGCGTTACCAATCCCAATAATATACTGACCTGGAGCAGATAACGCCATTGTTATTGGTAATATCGGAGAAAGGCTTTGAACAAGTCCCATATATTGCCAAGAACTACCATTATAAAACATCGGTTGTTTATCTACCGTGCTGTAACAAAATCTCCCTTCTCTTGGAGCAACTGGTAAAGGAGAACCTAAATTCTCAAGCACCACGGTTTGAATTTCGTGACTTTGTAAGTCAATATCGTTTAAGAATTTCTTTGCCATGATAATTTATTTTATGAGCAATAGACTTTACCAGTCTGAGCTGAGGTAAAACGAACTTCGAGATTATTTTCGTCAATGTGGACCCATTCGGTTTCGATGATCTCGCCACCAATCTCGATGTTAATATTGGGCCTCCATCCTAATGCATGATTTACACTCCAGGTAGCTGCTGCTACATCCTGAGAATGTGTATAAGAGAGTGCGCTTGCAGGTGGATTGCTTCCATCACTATATAAAGCGACTCCTTGAGAACCGCCTGGTAATAATATTGGAACTAATGTGCCTATGCCCGGATTTGCAGTAACAGCGGTAGCGATACTGGCAATATCGAATTCAAGTTGATAGCCAATACGTTTTCCGCCACCGAAAGAATGTATTACTCCGGTGATTTTTATACCACTACCCGTAACAGGTGCGCCTGGTGTAGATTCGTCTACTGGTGTAGACTCAGTGTACGTTCCTGTTACAGGCACCCCTACACTGGGAGCTTGATGAGGTTTTAATACGTACTGATTTCCTTTGTTTACTGCAGCATTGTTTCTGTTATTAATGACATTTTCGTCAGTATAAACTTTTACAAGTCCTTGTTGTGACGAAGAGGCCATGTCATCACCTTCAGCAACGAAGGCTACGGATCCGAACAACTTATCATAAACTTCCTCAGTAGGAATATTCTGGGTCCGGAACCTTTGACCAGAACTGTTCTGCGGTGCATCAAAGAAATAAGATCTTTTGTATCGCATGATTTTGATTTTAATTAATTAACTCTATTTATTGGGATTGTTGTTCCAGATCCCTGAATTTGCATATAGCCTACTCCGTCAAGTCCTGATGTAGAATCGTCAAGGTCGCTACCGTCTGTATCGTCATACGATGGCGGAAAGATTTCTTCCATAACTGTAATATCTACACCCATACAAAATAACCGCTCTCTTAGGCACTCCATATCCTCAGCCAGCGGTCTGCATGAGGCATAATTTTCGTTTCTCATCTGCATTAACAAATGAGCCATTTGAAACAGGCCAATTCGATTTGGAATTTCCTTACCAATGATCATTGCATCAATAGCATCATTAATACCGTAAATCATCCATGATTCGTAAGCCTTATAAACCCTGTTCCGTAATTCATAATTATCTGTCATCTTATTCAGTATTATCAGTGCAAGTACAATCTTCAATCAGCAAGCCAAGCTTTTTGATCATTAATCCCATAGTATTGATATATTCATCCCTGAGCGTTTCAGTTGAAACAAGCCCTATTCTTGCAGCCTGATCTACATAAATAGCATCTCTAAGCAACTGATAAGTTGTTACGAAATGCAATTGTTTATTATAAAGTGGACCAGGACAGTCATCACATTCTACACATTCGCAAAGAACGTTTTTGATGAGATCCAGATAGCATTGCTCTGCATCAGTAAAATCATAGATTTCTACATAATGAATAGAACGATCGTCAATTGTTAATTCTACATAATATGCTCCATCTTCAGTAAACGTAAACGTCAATGTATTTGATGTAGCGCTTCCTGTTTCAACAAGTGCTCCCTGGTAATCACGAACAGTGTAAGAAAGAATATTTCCGCTTCCGTTCCATACTAAAGAAAATTGATGATCATCAGTTTTGACCAATGTATAGTCGCCATCAGATGTGACATAGACAGCACGGAAGAAATAATCATTTTTCAGGTCATCAGGATGTGTATTTAATTCATCAGTATTGGCATCAGTAATCTGAAGCCATAATGGATTCGATACTGAAGGAATTGTTGCTGTATTTGACAAACATTTCCATACAGCCTCGTCATACCAAACGATATCACCAGTATTATATGTTGGCCCTATTGTAAAAATAGGCACACCATACATCCAAATATGATAATCATTGTTGACTGAGCTCAGGAATTTCTGATCCTCATTCCTGAAATAAACATTGTACGTTCCTGACGCACCCTCTTCTACTACCATACAGTCTACAACCTGCGACCTGTTATAGGTCAAAATTGGCCAGTCAATTGTACTGGTACCAAGCAAATCTTCATCGAACAGTTGGACATAAGCGCCTTCCTGGGTGATCAAGTGCTGGTATTTTTTAACTTTTGTGAGTGCCATAATTTATTTTGTTTGTAAAGATAATTTATTCAAATAGATGTTCTGCTATTGATTCACCGGTTATTATATCGATAGGCTCATCAACCCATTGGTAAGCCTTTCTTCCTGGAATAAGATTTCTGAGATTTCTATAATCAAGATCTCCATAAGCTGTCGTGAACCCGCGAGTAAGGATACTGGTACCTGCAAGAGGATTAGTAAGCAATTGGATCACTTGCGGAAGAACCAACAATGAGTTTATCGCAAGTTTAACTGGCTGCATTGGCCTAAGATCTGCTATCGGTATATCATCATCACCAACTTTAATATACCTTAATGCAAGGAATATCAAATTCGCTGCGCCAAGGATACTCATAGTAATTCCAAACTTGGCAATATTACGTTTCTGCCATGCATCCATCTGACTCCATTTCACGCGATCAGGATTTTTCATGTTGCTTACTTGATAAAGAGCCCACTTCCAGAATGTATTTACATACCCTTCTGCGGATAAACGTTCCCATTTCGGTATATAGTTTCCTTCTTCATCTTTCAAAGGATTTCCTTGCGAGTCTTTCTCTAAAGTAAGCACACCTCCCTGTTGTTTAAATCTGCCAGGTTTACCAAAAGCATTATGCCACGCTGAAACCAGCCAACGATTCAAGAATAATATTGATTGTCCGAATGCGTAATTCGAAAGAATACTTGCAGTCTTTTTATCAAATTCGCCCACGATATACATATCAGAAAGAGCTTTAAACGTATTAGATGATTCAGTGTCATATCCTAATGGTAACGCACCACTGACATCCTCACCATCAAGCTGGAGTTTTTTTCGCATTGCTTCTTTCAATGTAGCTCCACCTTCACCTTTCCATCTTTCGTCTTTAGCCTCAGTATAAACCATATCCCCATCAGAGTTTATACTATGAGCATCATAAGATCCTTCCTTAATCATCTGGGCCACCATTGCAATTAATCTGGATTTGCTATCCACTGTCCAGTTCAAATAATTCGACCAGTAATCACTCAAAATTGCTTTATCAAGCTTTTTCCATTTCTGAAAGTGAGCCATATCGAATTCGCTTCGGTTAATAACCCCGTATTCCATTCCTATTTGCATGATCTTAGCAAATTCATTTTTATTTAATAGTTTCAGGAATGCCTGGTTGACTTCCTTTGGACCAAAATAAGGAGTATTAGCAATTTTATTTGACCATGCTTCAATGTAGGTTTTTGTGGTATTCGCTACACCAGAAATAACAGCAACACTTGGATTGATTGCCATTACAATTGGACGAGCAACCATATCAATTGTTGAGAGTACTTTATCTACGGATACGCCCGCAACTTTCATATTAAGATTTCGTTTACGGCCAAGTACTGATTGCTCAGTAGTCATCTCTATATACTCTTCAATTTCTCTCAGCGTTTCTTCTCCCCTTATTTCTCTGCGATGTTCTAACCATAGCTTTACTCCATTGATTATTGGAAGAACGTCTATTTCATACATTGGTGTGCGAACAGTAGTAAGGATAAGATAATCCATCAAATTTTCAATATCATAAGATAAATTATCATTTGTATCCGCATTTTCCAATATCCATATATTATTCCCTTCTTTATCGGCTTCGAGTTTTAATCCAAGCAATTCTTCGGTTCTTTGAAGACTACCATATTCGGTAGCAGCCTCAGCATTATAAGTACCGTAAGCTATTTGACTAAATAACCTGTCTTGAATTTGACGAACCAGTTTTTCATCTTCAAAATTGGCTGCATAATTAGGTGACTCCTCGAATATGGTAGAAATATCACTCATTTGAGTAATTTGCTTTTTGGTAGCCCTGTACAACCTTCCTCTCGCAATTTTCTCATCAACTGTACTGTCCATCATTGGAATGAATCCGCGATAAAAAGCACTGTTTTCATACAGCTCTTTTTTAGCATCTTCATAAGTAAATTCCTTACCATTCTTCACATCGTAATTATAATTGGAATAGATGTTGTTTCGGTAATGAAGCACACTCTTAACCATCAGATCCTCTATCTGGTCCACAAGCATTTTACCTACCTCGAGTTCTTCTTTGGTCAGGTTTTTATCCCTGGCTCTTCTTGCAAGAGCTTTTTCCTGTTCGCTCATAGAATCATCAACAACATCTGTCCAGTATATTGCGCCAGTACGCCATGTCTTTCCATCCTGGGTAATAGTATCGAATAATTTTTCGTAATTTTTTTTGGATTTATTCAATGCACTTACAGTAGATATACCAGTAATCTCTTGCCATCTGTCAAGAGCTTTATGCATAATCTTTTTCTGTTTATCCTGTTCACGAGAAATTTTCTTTTCTGCCTGCAAGATTAATGATTGAATTAGGATCGAATTTTCTTCACCAATATTTTGTACACCATACAGGTAACGCTCGATGTTGCCTATCTCCTCATACGGGTTCAATTGACGTGCAGAAATATCAGGAAGCTTCAGTTCAGTAATTGCTCCTCTGAGATAATCAATTTCTTTCCAGAATTGTGGTGAGCCTTTCATACCTCCCTCTATATATTCATCCACGAGCTGTCGCATACGTTCTGTATAGAGCTTTATCTTTTCGTAAGGCGTGAGCTCATTTATATTTTTCATTGCATCTGGGAGATTGCCACGGCCTTTTATCTGGTATTCATCCCAAAGAGCCTTCAGATAAATAGCCCAATTGAAAGTAGGGTCTACTACACCTTTTCTGCTGAAAGATTTTTTAAGTTCATTTCCCAATAATCCTTTGAATGCAGGAATTTTGCCCATCTTTAGTATTTGGGTATTCATGTGAGTCAGGTTTACCGAATAGAAGTTTTTACGATTCTTCCACAATCTTGCATAACCGGCTTCTCTAACCTTTATACTGGGATCTGCCTTCATTATATGATTTGCAATCAGAGCCATTTTAATTCCTGATTGATCTGAAGCATTTTTCGAAAGTGATACACCAAGCAATCTCTGATCATTCTTTCCAATTAGCGGTTCAAGTATACCATTATCCTTATTAGATTTTTGAGTCATCGTTTGTTCGAGATCAATTATAGATATTACTCTCTCATTCTGCTCTTCATTATTGTAATCAATAGAAATAATGATATTGTCTTCAGCAAATTCTGCTGGTACAATATTGCCAAGTCCCAATTCAGCTTCAAGATCTTTCAGCTTTACATAAACTTTTCCTTCTACCCAGCCAATCTCATTCAGGAATTTATCAAATGCTGATTTTTGAACAACATTTTTCTTGTCAATCTTTCCGAAAATCCTGTTCAACCATTCTTGCTTATCGGATGATGAAAAATATCCCCCAATATCAGATAGTGCCGTTGCAATATTGTTCGTAATCTTTTTGCTACGGTTTTTCATATCCTTATTAAACTTTTTCACTGCAGGTGAATTAATCGTCAATCCATCAAGATCGAAATTTTCCTTTTTACCAGTATAATAATCCGGAACTTTGCCTTGAAATCTGTTTATCGTGTTCAATGCGTAAATCAACTCTCTACGCTCGATTTGTTCAGTACCTTCTTCGAGATCACCATTACTTACAATCCATCTAAGTAAATCTTTTACGGTACGGATCTGGTTAGGCTTATGTGTGACCATTGCATACATTAACCTGTTCAGGTCAGTAGAAGTTATCTGAGATATGACCTCATTATTATTCATCGCTCTCTGAGCTTTAACAGCGAATTCTTTTATGGTGTTATGCGCTATATCTACCGATGGAGCGATTCCGAAAGCATTTTTCAAGACATCCAGGATTGATTTCCAGGCATCACGTAAAAAATTCTTAATCGCGTTCCATACACCAGTAGCCTGGTTTCTTCCATTACGAATATCCATTGCCTCATATTCAGCTATCAGCTCTTCTTCAGAGTCAATATTCATATAAGCCACAATCACCTCTTCTACGATCGCATCATTTTCCAAAAAGCTATGTTTAACTGCTACATATTTAGCAAATGGATCATTATTATCAAGCAATGATATCGCTGCTCTACGAAGTCTGTTGTAAGCACCGGGATTGGATTCCCTTAAAAATACCAGGTAAAGGTGTCGTATTTCGTGAGGCTTGGTATCAGGAGTAATCATATCACGATTGATATAAACAATCCCTTTATCGATATAAGAAGCTGCACCTGGTATTAGAGTATTGGAATTACTAACCTCTACAACCTTTAGATTAGGGAACAATCTCGCAACTTTTGATTTCATACTCGATACCAGGGTAGCAGCTTGTTGTCTGCTAATATTTTCAGCATTTGTAGGATCCGGCATGTGTGTTACATTCGGAGTTCCATGAGTTTTAGCTTTAGATTCCCTCTTAATTGTTACTGTATTTTTATCAGCATCTACAATTCTTGCGGTTCCTCCATCTATCAGAAAAACAAGATCTCCCTTGTAAATTCTATTAACTGCAGTTGATTTATTGCGGTCCCTGGCTCTTAAACTTACGCCGTGTTTAAAAATCTTCAAGGTGACCTCTTTTTCTCCTAATTGTTCAAGCTCTTCCATTGACAGTTTCCTGAATACCGGTATATGGTTATAAGTTTTGATATCAGGATCGCCAGGATATGTATTAATCAGCGGTGAATAAGGCACATTCAATGGGAAGAACTGGTTATCCACAACCTCTACTGATTCTGGTAACAGATTCTCTGATGATGATTTGAATTGTTTTCCGAATGGATTTAATATATATGCCGCTCTTGCATACAATTCACGAGGATCTATTGAATCAAATGGATTAACATCAGCCTCTTCAATCCAATTAGTAAACTGTTGCTCAAATTCACTGTCAGTAGCACCACTCATATTTCCATCCTTACGGGTAAACCCATATACAAGTGCATTATATATGCGGAATATCTGTTTATCATCATCTGTCAATTTCTGGAATCCATTTTCTTTAAGATCACGAAGTGTTTCCATTGAGGCACCCTCGGATCCTGATAAGTTATATATAGGAATAGGTCCTTTGGATGCTTTTTTCTTCAGCTTGGAGATAAAACTATTCAGAGGATACTTGCCGATAGCACGGATTTCTTTTACGTAATCCTGCATATCGATAACGAACTGTTGTCTTGCAGCTGGATCAGATAGCTCGTATGTCTGATCACCCATCCTTACTATTTCAACCTCAGTTGACAGAAATTGTGATATTGCTACGTGCTCTAATTCACTCATAAGTGAATTGAATGCTTTTTCATTACGCAGTGTGCGTTGTCCGGAAGTTTCAAGAACCTCTTTAAAAAAGTCACTTTGAAATCCTATAATAAATGTTTCGCCATAAACCTTCTTTAGGTTTGCTAACACATTAATGTACTGGATAAATTGCGGAGTAGCTTTAATAATTCCTCTCAAATCGAAACCGGTAGCAGTACTTCTGATTTCGGCTTCAGCTCCACGATCTTTCTCGAGCTCTTCGTCCGAGATTTTATTCTGTCCGATGTAATTTATCTGTGAGTTAATATCAGGATCTTCACCGGCAATAAAATCTTCGACTGATTGACCCAGGGCCGATTCTACCTGGTTAATCGTATTGTAAAGTCCCCACTCATTACCATCGATACCTTGTTGTAGCCCTATGATTGTATTCATACGGCGGAGTTTCTCTCCGATATAGGCATATTGTAACCATTCCTCATACTGATCTTTCTCTTCTTTAGTGCCTGCTTTTTCAACTTTTTTTGCTAATCCCTGATCACCTTTCCAAATTGATCTGGATACAAAACCAGTTAACCTGGCTTTATTTGCACTGTTTTCCATTGCTCGGATATCAGGATGATTAGTAACAGCAACAATTTCTTCCAGTGTTTTTCCCATATAAATCATTCCTGATACTAATGGTGAAGTATATTCAGTAAAGCCAATCTTACCAAGAGCGCCACCAAGACTATCGTTATCGGTAGCAGCATTAATCATTTCAGAAACTCTTCCAATCAGTTTAAGAACGTCATCAAATGATACACCTGGATTACGCTCACTTTTTCCTCTAACTACAGATCCTTTTGTTGTCAACGTGAATCGTAAATCAGCGGGAATGTGAAGAATCTTTGACAATGCGTTCTGTAAGTTAGCATAGTGACCGACAAGCTTTTTACCTGCGATCGAACGATCCCTAAGCATTGCAGCCGAATAAAGATCATCCGGATAGTACTGATCAGCTTTTGCTTCTTGATCTGCAAGTTTCGATACAGTTTCAGTTGTTACTCGTTGAAGAACAGCTTTTACATTTTTTGGTTGATAATAATAATCCCACATGGCATTAAAAATGGTAGCCCTATGTTCATACAATCTTTGCTTATCAGTTGCCACCTCTTCGCCTGTTTCAGGATCTTCAATAGCTTCTTCGCCTCCCAAGTCTTGAAATAATGGTTTATGAAATGTATGAAGTTCATCGATATCATAGTCAGAACCATCCAGGATATTTTTCTCTGGTGATGTGAATATAGTATTGTCATATCCATAAGAGAATTCAACAATCCTTGAAGGAAACCCGGACGAAGCATTCGTTGTCGGAATTCTTACGGTAAACACATCCATTGCGTGATTCAACTGAGAGAAATATTTTGCTATTTGATAGATAACTTTTTTGCGATCACCTTCATCAACAACATTCGGAGCTTTTTTCTTAATATACCTAATGATATCTGGATCCAAGTTTTCAGGATTAAGGATTTTATCAGTGTCCCATCCTTCATAAAAACTGGTAAGAATTTCAGCTTCACGTTGAGATGAATTATGAATCATCTGGCTGATATCAGTCCTGCGATTCTTATATCCTTTTGCAGTTCTTATGGTAAATAATTTAGATGCAGATTTTCCTGTAGAAATACCAAACTTATGCTGATGTACGAATGGCATGATTACTTCCTGAGGAGTAACATATATTTTTAATCCTAAAGTGGAATCTTTCAAGAGCTCTTCCCGGCTTTCGTATGGAACCAGGGTATTACCTTCTTTTTTCCAAAACTTGATCGGATTAAGTGAACGCTTAATGTACCCTCTTTCTTTCCAGTCTGTTGGTTGATTGCCTTCAGTATAAAGCTTACCTTTTCTTGTAGCATATATAGCCTCACGATAAGGCACTTGCACAAGTGCAGATCCCGGAAGAGTAGGTTTCAAATATTTATTGGAATCAGAAGCGAGTGTAGAAACAGCTTTTCTTCTCCAGACATCCAGTGTGATTTCACCATCATTGATGATTTCAGCCATCTTGCTGGATTCATTTGTTCTTGACACATTCTTTGCTGCTTTGGCCCTGATATATTGTGAGGCAAGCGTTCCAAGTTTTTCATAAAACTTGGCACCGTCTTCAGCAATATTTGATAAAGCTTTATTTAGGATAGCTACACGTTCAGTATTATGCTCACCAACTCCAATTATATACAACTCCTGTGTAGGGATTTGTTTTTGGTTGTCAAACACGAAGTTTCCTGTATAAAGCTGCAATCGTAAACTGTCGGCATCGAGAATGTCAACTTCTTTATCGTTGTTCCATTCTGGTTTGAATAATCCATCCTGGAGATAATGCACTTTTTCAGTTCCGTTTTTCATAGCCAGGTCAAAATTGATCCAGCCAATCATATTATTCATCGCTGCAGAAAATTCACCATCAGAACGACCAAGTTCATCATATATTTCATCTGCTAAGCGGTGAATATGAAATTCAAATTTTTCTTCAGACTCAAGCATCTCATCTGTCCACTCAGAACCTAAAAATGTTTTCATCATTGACAGATAGAAAGGATCGCTCATTTTATCGAATTGAGGAGCGAACATAGACATCTTTAACTGCTTAACTTTATCTTCAGTGATTTTATATCCGTAATAAATCGTTTTCTGAGATGATCGTGTTACAGGTCCCATCTCATATCCTTTGCTTCTCCTCATTAATTCGAGCAAAACCGGGTTCAACGGAACTAATCCATCTGTTGCTGCGGTCAATACATAATCCTTTTCATCCTGGCGAGTTGTTTTCTCAACTGTTTCAGAGAAAATCTTATTAAACATAACGGGATCCACTGTGGTCAATGAGCGAATTTTCTTGCCCATATATCTTCTGGAAAATGTTTTTCCGATAGCATCAAATCCCTTACCCCTCTTAACGTAATCGGACAAATCATTAAAGTTCTCAACTCCACCCCTGATATTCTGATTAAGTGTCTTATTGAATATATGGTGATTCCAAAATAGGACTTTAGCCATGTTTAATGCATCAGTACTCTTATTCAAATTATCAGAAAAAAGAAGGTCACGGATTTCCGCAATGTGAGGGTAATATTTCTCATTAAAATCGTTTTTTCCTTTGTCAGATTTCAGTCTTGCTATATCAATATCGTACTCAGCTTTAATTGTCTGATAAATTTTAATAGCATCACTACGCTGGATGGTATTGTTTTTATATCCTGATACCATTTTTGCGAGAGAATCGTAAGTACGTTTTCTTCCTTTAATTTTGCTAAGTTCAGAGAGAGCTTTATTAATACTGTTGAATTTTTTAGTCGAAAGCATTTCGCTGGCTTCTTCACCTATAATAGCTTCACTATCTCCTACAAATACATCACCAAGCCATTTCTCAAACGCAAGTACACGATCAGCAAATGCAGACTCAATTACTTTCATCATACCAGCAACGTCACCTTTAGCCATCATCGATCTCCATTGAGCGAGATTTATTTTGGTATACGGACTGTATTCCTGGCTGTAACCATTACCGATAACATAATTATCACCTTGCTTTTTATAATCCCTAAACTTAACCAGAGCAAACTCCAGATCCATTGCTTTCCGAGTCTTGATATTCTTAACCTTATCTTCCCAAATCGGGATTGTTCCGTTTTCATCAAGACCGGTAGCCTTTTTCCAGTTTTTCAGCGTAAGCTCTTTCTGTTTATGATCATGCTCGACAAAATCGTTTAGTATATTGACAAGCTGAGCCTCGTCAATTTCCAATATTTTCAAATTTCTTTTACGATCAAGCTGGCCTTTAAATAGTGGATTTTCACCATATTTTATTTTGGTAAATGGTATTTTTCCTTTGTCACCAATCATTTCTGCGAATACAGGAAACCAGTTTACATCTTTCTTTTTAGCAAACTCATCTTTAGTAAGGATAAACATCGATCGAATATATTCATAAGCCGACATATCGTTAGCCATGATCACACGATTACCCATTGCGATTGAGTCATTTGTTCCAAGTGGTTGGATAAACACTTTTCTATTCATCAAAGGATCCCGCCAGGTAACTTTACCACGAATCATTGATACACCAGGAACCTCAACTGAACTTTCTTGAGCGATTCTTTCTGCTTCCTGAATCATATTATTTACGTACTCATCAGAAGCACCATTTTCTCCATCAGTAAGGAAATATTCATAAAGATTGGTTGTTGTTTCCCGGGACTGCTTAATTGTACCATCGTCCATCATCTGAACTTTATCCCTGGACTGGGACTCAACATTTGCCATTTGATAAGCGATATTATTACGAATAAACCGGTGTGCATCAACTGGTGAGAATAACTGGATTCCATCTTCTCTTGCAGGATCAGATAATTGAAAATCGTTAGGGTAAACCTTATAAATCTTTTCTAATTGAGCATCGATCGCTTTAGTTTTTTCAGATTTTGTCCATACAATTTCTTCGTTTTGTAGATCTCCTGTTTCATTAAAATCCTGAGTATTCAGAACTGCAGAATATAACGCTAAGTACATTACATAGATATCTCGAGCATAATTCGGAATTCTGAATTCTTTTCCTTGATTAAGAATTATTGCTTCAGCAATATCAGCAGTAATGCTACTGTCATCTGTAATATATTGAAGGACTTGTTTTGCGTAATTATTAAGACTTTCTGTTTCTTCGTATCCGACAACCGGTTTTGAAGTGTCAAGTGATATTAACTGACGCATCTGGCCATCGATATTCATATACAATCCTGTGCCATCAATCCTGATATTTGGATTTTCTCCAGTAAAGTCATCAATTACACTTTGGCTTACAGATCCGCTACGGCCCTGATAGAATTTATTTTGAATACCGTCACGAAGATCACCATGGATCATGGTTGCAACCTCATTTCCATACTCAGTGATATTTGAATATCTACCAGCGCGGGATATTTTAACTCTCCTCATATTCATAATACCGCGTGTGGCACTCTCAATCAAAGCAGAAACTTTCTTAAAATTGTATGCTTTTGCAATCAGCTGTTCAGTATAACTGGAAGGAGCATCGAATTTATCGAAATAATCTTCAATAAATGCTTCCAAATTCTTTTCAAGATAGTAGTATCCTACACCGCTGATTGTTCCCATTGGTGTAGCTAAATTGGTGGTATCCTCTAAAGGAGCCTGTTTATTTAGCTTCGTACTATTAGCAATCTCTCCTCCGAATTCAACCAGAAAAGTGTGAAGGTTTCGTCTTACTTTACCAGGAGCTATATTATCACGTTTTTCACGGATCGATTCCAAAATCGTATCAATATTAACATCTCTTCCCCTGGACACTAACCGTTCACTTGCTTTGAATAATTCATCAAGCATTAGATAAGCATCCATGTAATTATCATCTCCATAGAAATCATCAGATACACCATTAGCGGTAAGCCTATATTCACGAAGACGTGTTGAGTTGAACATTGCAGTCAGAAAGGAAGAAACATTCTTAGAAGGGCTCTCCTGCTCTTTATCGGCTATTATATTTCCTTCTAATGTAAAGAAAGGATCCCCTGACTTAGTTGTTTTAGTCATATCCACATTACCGAATATGGTTTGAACCAGGTTATAAAAGATTGTTTTACCAGCAGGATTTGTTGCCTGTTTGGATGCAGGCCTGGTAAGCTCTTGAATAATGTAAGCATCAATGAGCTTTTTATTTTCAGCATAGGAAGCCTGTTCAACATCTTTATAAATAGATAAACTCTTATTCTTCAGCTCACGCATTGTTTTGCTAACAGCGATATATACAGAATTAGGGATCTCACCATAAACAACATAAGGCTTCTCTTCTCCTTCGATTATTTCAGACCCATCGAAATAACGGAATACTTTTCCAGCTTCACGCCTTGACATATAATAGTCGTGATATTCCATTAAGGTCTGATACACTTTCTGAACTGCACTTTGGAACGAATGTACTCCAGCAAACTTTTCTTTAGCAGATACGGATTTACCTATACCGTAGAAAGAGAAGATCATTGGAGCAATGTTTCGTTCTGCCCAGAAATCTATATTCTCATTACTACCGAACAGGAATGTTTTCTGTTTACGTACTATATCAGTGTTGAATTCATTTTCGATATCAGCTACTTTTGGGAAAATGATGGCTTCCGGATTAGATGGTATTTTATATTCGTTGTTGGCAAAGTATCCATCATCAACCTGAGCCAAAATAGTCTGGATATCGCTGGAGAATAATTTGAATTTCGAGTACAACCATTTCTTAATCTGAAGAAGTACTCTGCCGATGTAGGTAGTTGGTCGATAATTTTCGTATTCAAACTTTTCGGCAAGATACTCATGCGCATCGCCATAAGTTGCACCTGCAGGTAATTCTTTCTTTGCAGCATTGATCAGAGAAATTCTTTGTTTGTCACCCATTAAGTATTCGATAACAAAGTGAAGTGATTCGTGATCAGGAGTAGTTCCTTCAATTCCTTTACTTATCTGAGCGATCTTCATCAGACCGTTCTTAACAATTCCCCAGTGAGCTGTTCCCTTATAAATAATCAGTCCATCTTCAAAACCAAGATACTTCTGAGCATTCTCACTACCGATCAATTGTGCTATTCTCTGCAGTGCAGCTTCTTTTGAAATATAGGTAGTTTGACCTGGCACCCATTTCTTGCCATACTTTTTAAATCCAGTCTGGAATGGATTATCGTTATCACTTGTTTGACCTATATCTTCTTGTCCAGTCTTTGCGTCTTTTGGTTTTGGGCCAATGTTTGCAGATTTGCTACGAGCAACAGATTGGTTCACGCCAATAGTATTGGTTGTCAAATATTCGACATTAACCTTCTTGCTATCATCATCGCGAACAATAACTGGGTAATAAAAGCGTAAAGGCCGTGACCTTCCTGCAATCTTTGTTGTTGCGGTAAGATTTCCATTCTGATCAGCATAACGATTCTCAATCGCCTTAATAATATGCGGAACAGCTGCCTTGAGATTCAGGAGCCTTTGTTTATAGGTACCTCCTTTAACCTGAATATTTTTATAAGTTACCCCGCTTTTAGAGGTAACTTCTTTTGTTTTGAAAAAACGCTCAAGATTAGGATCGGAAGCTATCATGGACGTAGCCATTTCTGAATTTGCATCCATCCATCTCGAGATTAACGATTCTCTTACAATACCATCCTGAGCACGTTTTGTTAACGCTTTAAATTCAGGATTATCTTCGATATCCTCATTCCACATTTCCTCTATTTCCTGGACCAAAGCATCATATTTTTTCAACTCTTGAGTAGCGCCGGTAAAGAAAGATTTAATCACATCGATATCGCTCTCATTCGATTTTGGTGCTCTTTTCATTGGAGCAGCATCAAATATTACATCCACAATATTACCATCTGGATCTTTGAAACTGATCAGGATATTAAACCTGCCTCCTCGTTTGTCCCTGCTATATTTCAACGGAGTAATAAATCCTTCATCATCGAGATCTTGAACTAAGCTAAAACCATCATTTTGCATCTGTTCTAACAGACCGATAAAAGACATACGTTGCGCTCTGGAAGGCATCAGAAGATTTTTTTCAATCGTAACTTTCGTACCAGTAGTTCCCGGTGTTTGATTATTGTGAGCTTTATGAACCTGAACAAACTTGGCCACATTCATATCGATAGTATTCTCCAGTAATTCCTGGTTTTTAATTGACTTAGCAAAACTATCTTCCAAATATGCATAAACAGCTTGCTTTGCATCTTTAAATGGCATTCCTAACCATTTATTGAACTCAGGAACTTTAGACAGCCAGTTGTCAGAGAATTTTTTATCCTTATTATTAGGAACACGAGCCTCAGCCGGTGTATCGATACCAACGAAATCAAGGCCGAGCTCTTTCATTTGTTTTTTACTGATACCAATTTCTTTTGCTACAAAATCTAATTGTTCTTCAGTAAAGCGTATTTCAAATACGTTATTATAGATCTCACCTTCATAGGACCTGGTGCTACGATTTGGTACAGTATAAACTGCGCTTACACGATAAATCTTGTCCAGGACTGACATCTTAGCCGGAAGTTTAGTGATCGCATCCAGTGATTTTAATTTCAGATCGAACCATTTATTTTTCTTACGATTAAACATATTGGCACCTGAACCCATTTTCTTTTTCCACTCAGCCTCATTAAAATCAGGACTGGATTGTGGAGCAAGCATGTGTGTAACATAGATCGTGCGATCTGTTTTATATTCAATTGCACTACGCTCACGAATAAGTTCCGGAGTTCCTTCGACAGGATTCCAGATATTATGTGTTAAATAACTTTGCGGAACTGTAATTATTTCTCCCGTTACCTGGTTTTCAAGATTAGCAATTAATCCGTTTTTATCAAGCAGAAGATCTCTAACAAAATAAGCTTCGCCCGTTTCTTTTTCTACAATAGGATCAGAGGTAAATATATCTACACCATCTCCAAGATGAGCAACATCGATTTTGCGTTTTAAGGCAAAGAGAACGGTAGGATCCGCAATACGAAATTCAGTTCTTTTTAATCCAATTGCTTTGGCAACATCTTCAATAGGAACATCAGTTGATTCAACTTGATCAACAAAATATTCTGCTGGTAAATCACTTTTCTCAATTTCTATCCAGGATTTACTATCAGCGATATTAACGTTGTACACATTGTTAACAATCCATCCTTTTTCTTCAGCAATGAACCGGTAGGTGTGGGCCAATGCTTGACCGTACTTATTCAGTTCTCTCGGGTGGAGTGTATAAGTTCGTGTAAATATGTCTACGATAGGATTTCCATTTTCATCATAACCGACAGTTTTGATCATATATGGACTTCCTTGAATATCCAGATCTTTTGGTTTAATATTTGGACGATGGACGCTGAATTCATTATAACCCATAGTTTCTGCTACTTCTTGGGCAACAGCGATCATTCTACGCTTAAAACCATTAACCCTTCCGTTCCATCTTGCGGTTCCTTTACCCTGATTCTCTTTATCAGCATCTTTCTCTTCCTTGTTCATTGGACGATACTTTCTGATTAAAGAATCGAGCAGGTTTTCAATTGATTCAACTTCATCTTCTTTCGCTATCACGCGCTGGAAAGCAACATCAAATATTGCTCGGCGTTCTTTAAGTTGTTTATTCTCGAGAATTTGGCTTTCAGTTTTTTCCTGCTTATCCTGTAACCATTGAGCAGCTATGTCAGAAGCGTGACGGAAACCGGGATATGTTTTTGTTTCAGTTGTTTTCTTGAATGCAGCTTCAGCATCATCAATATTATAACCACCATCTCCAAAATACATCTGCGAATCAACCTTATACAGGTCATCAAGTTTCGCTTTCTTTTTACCCTTACGTTTCTTTTTCTTCTTCTTTTTATCAGTGCCTTCTTCTTCGTCAGTAACTTCTTTTTCCTCAGTTCCAACGATTTCAAAATATGCAGCACGTTCCATTCGCTGTGCTGTTAAGCGGGCGAGCACATCCTCATCAGTTTCTATTGTTGTGGAATATCCACTGATAGGAGTATTGTCAGTAACTTTTCCTGAAATCTCAGGATTACCAAACATTTCAACATATTGTGAAGCGCGGGATACAGCAGTAAGCATAATTGCTACAGCGTCACCTTCTCTGCCACCACTTTCAGGTAATGCAAAAAGACCGGCATCGCCTTCAAGCATTGAAGCCATATCAAATGGAATGAATACCTGGTCAGCTTTCAATCCTGAAGCATTATACTTAAATCGTTTTGAATCCTGGCGGATCTTCTTAGCATCATATTCAAGAGTGAATATTTTATCTTTATGCATTCCAAGCCTGTCACCATACTTATCAATTAGCTGTTCCATATTTGCATAAGTAGGAACCAAAAGCATTTGTGTTTTACCGGTTTCATTTGCTTCAGCAAATTCAACTTGATCTAAAAAGTTTTGTACAATCTGATCAAGTCCCTCTGTCCTTTTAATATATCGAACACCGACATTACCATCAGGAGATGTTTTCCATTTAGTTTCGGTAGTTCCGATAGCTTCATCAATTTGTTCAGTAGTTACTCCAAGAGCCCTGCGATATCCTTCCTGTAATGCACGGATATAAATAATTCCTGTACGGAAAATCTGATTCAACGCATTTGTTTTCTCACCAAAATTATCAACAGGATATAATGCATGTGAGTTGTTTAAACTCTTTACCTGGCCTTCATCACCGAGAATAACTACACGTTTTTTATGTTCACGTTGCCATGATCTGAGTAAATTTCCTTCTTCTTTAGCATTTTCTTCAACTGGATCCGGAGCAGGAATGGTTGACCCTTCTTCATAAATAATGATATCAGCATCCTTATAAAGATCCTCATTATTTACCAGATCGTGTGCCGGGATAAAAACAGGATTAATTGTAGCTTCGGAACCTATTTCTGAAAGCCGTGTATTGATTTCTTCAACAGCATCACTATGAATTTTTTCTACTCCTTTTGTAGGAATAATGTAGAGTACATCAATAGCTTTGTTTTCCAGCGCTGCATAATATAACAAAGCATTCTTCGCTACCATTGCGCTTTTACCACTACCTGCATAACCACGTACAAATAGGGTATGATCGATAAGCATTTCCCTGGTTCCTTCAGGATAGTTCCAGTCTTCTTTATCCTGGGACTGCATGAAAGCAACAACATCAACAATAGCATCCAGTTGCTCGAATGTTTCCAGGTCGTCATTATTAGCTTTTGTAAGATTATTCAAGTTGAGCTTCTCAGCCTGAGCAAGCATCTGTCTTCTGGTATTGGTCTTTCCATTACCAAGTGAATTTGCTACTGATAAGAATTGGAAATAGCTAAAAGTATAGAGCGAATATTCATATTCTTCCTGTCTGAATTTTTGTTCCTGAATATATTCAGAAGCGCTTTTCTTTCCGCCTTCTTTTTTATAATCAGAGAAAGATTTCCATACAACTCTACCGTCATCATATTTTCTAACCGAAGCAAGTCCATCGTATGTCCCGGAAGACATATTGTATACAGGCTCATCGGCAATCTCGGTGCTTATGTAAGGAAGTTCATTATTGGAAGTTTTTTTAACATGCTCAATAAAACCACCAAGTTTACCCGAGAAAATCTCTTCGATGTCCATTAGCTCTTTATCAATTAAAGCAATAGCGGCTTTTACACTATTTTTTTCAGGAGATTTTCCATCTGACGTATAAATGCTATTGTAATAGAGAGGGTATAATTGTTCCGGATAAACATGATCATTGTCAGCATTTTCAACATCAGAAGTGGTTTTGTACTTACTGATTGTCTTTTTTATGATTTCACTGATCTTTCTGCTTTTGTTGGTGACAGTAGCAATATCGTCCTTTGTGAGTTTATGTTTAATGTCATCGTTACCCGCATCGATAGCAACAGATCTCATGTGATGAAGCATCCTGGACTGGTTTCCAAGTTTAACTTTCACGCTTTCACGTTCAGTACTTGCTGACTCCAGCCGTTTATCCATCTTCCACGAATCATTGATCACTTTCTTGAACCGCTTAACGAATTCATCGATGAACTGACGTTCTTCTCCAAATGGATCCAATCGCCATTTTGAATTATCGTCTTGGTGATAAATCGAGTGCTCGTTGCCTTGACCTGAAGGTAATTTCTCAATATGATTCTGGGTAACATCTACCATTAATTCCATCATTGTGGTAATTGTATCCAGTAATTGATCAGCAATATCAAGTTTATTAATCCACTCTGCTCCATTGTCGATCGGGAGATTTGGATTTCCGAATACAATCTGAGCGTCATTGATGATATCAGCAATGGAGGTTTCAGCTCCATTTGATAATGTGAATTTATTATTCAGCATTCCCAGTAAAAGTCCCAGCTTATATGTACCGATCTTTGCATCACGGAAAGCCTGCGATCTGCCATCCTCATCAATTTCAAATAGATCCTTGATAGTTTGAGGCGCATTACGAAGCATTTCTCTTAAATGTTCCTGCATAACAACTTCAGGCATCGCATCAATTGTACCCTCATATTTAGCCAGTATACCGGCATCACGCTTAGTATTGAATTGTTCGACATCAGCTACTCTCTGAGCAAGATCACCTTCATCTACAATATCATCACCTATTCCTGTTTCAACAGGTTTTCCTTCGATAACTTCAACTGCATTATCATAAATCAGATTCATTATTTCGACAGCTCTCTTACCCTGCTCAAGCGCACCGGTAAATACGCCAACAGCGGTTTCATCATAGAGCATCGCTTTTACATTGCCGAATACCTTAACAGCATTTTCGATATACTTATTGATTTCAGTATTCAAACGCTGTCCCTTCTTAATCATTTGTCTGCCATATTCCCCTCTGGCAATAACTTCATTGATAGCATCCACTATCCCAAGACCAGTTTTCTTTGGAAATAATACTGCTGGTTTTCCTTCGCCTTCTTCAATTGTTGTTGCAACTTCACGACCAGCTGTTTCGGAAACACCTGCCTCTTCCTGAATTCTAATTTCCTCTTCCCATTCTGCTATCTGAGCATCGAGCCCTTCATCCTTGCTTCCACGTTTTTTCCTGGCTTTCATATCAGCCAGTTCTTTACGTAATACTGTCAATGGTTTTGCAACCTTAGCTGCAGCTTTTCCTTTTTTAGGAGGCTGTTCCAAGACTTCTTCAAAGTCAAATGTTTCACCCTCGATCCTTGCCATTTCAGCAAGCGGTGACTGTAGGTCAAGATTTTCCAGATTACTTTCCTGCGCCCTGGAATTGTGAGCATCAATTACTGACTGAAGACCATTCGGTCCCCATTCTTTAAGAGCTTTGGTCAGCATTTCCCATACAGGATATATTTTACGATCATTCAACGCCTCGAGTATTACCTGGCTGGTTGAATTTTTGATCTTTTTCATTTCCTTTTGGTAGGCATCTACTGGAACAACATCACCATAACGTTCCTCGATATTCTTCTTGGCTTTTTCAGAGATCAGTACATCAACTGCATACAGACCGTTCATTTTTTCAGTGAATACTTGAGAGGTAGTAACCTCAACACCATCAACTACATTGGTCTTTTTTTCTGTAAGCATTTTCTCATAAGCATCATTACGTTCAATCCAGGCTTGAATTTCCTTTTCGTCAGTAATACGCTTAACACCTATTTTATCCCATTCAGCATTAAGAGCCTGCTCTCTCGCTTCAGGTTCTAATTGCTCATTATCCATAATCGCCAAAATCCCTTTAAGGGATTTGGTTGTTTCTTTTGTCTGTAAAAGGTCGAACAGAAAAGATTTATCACCTCCGAGTGTTTTTATTAACTCAGGATTATCCAGATTATGTTCATTGATTGCGGCAACATAATATTCAAGATCTTGACGGAAACCTACTTTAACATCATCTCCGACATTTTTTTCGAGATGGCCCATCTTAACCCAGCTGTCCACCATACCATCAATTTTATCGAATACGGTAGGATCATCTTTGGCTCTCATAGCAAGATCCATCATCTGTTGTCCCTGGCGATTTTGACCTGCAGTAATATTATGAGCGATACCCATAGTAAAAGTAGATGATAGAAACGCAATAGCAGGCTCCTCCCAACTGAAACTCTCATCAAGCGTTCTGGATCCATCGAGGATACCTTTAGAAAATTCGATTTGACGCTCAATTTTCCTCTTCTCTTTCTCGTTCACACGATCAATTGTAATACCATTGGAATTCTTCATGGCATAATCACCACCAGGTAGCGGATCGAATGTAGCACCTCCATTCTTACGGAGATTATTTTTAGCCATATTCCTTTCAATAGCATTAAAAAGCGAAGCGAAAGTCATGTGACCTACACCCTCAGCTGCCTCTTCAAAACCTTCTTCAACACCTGCGCCTACAGCTTTGCCTGCTCCTTTAAGCAATCCTTTTCCCGCAGCCATCTTATGAAAGTTCCTTCTCAAAGCTCCAGTATATTTATTGGCCCAGAATCCTTTTGCCGGCATTTCTAATGCTTCAGCTTCAGCTAATCCTTTTACCATTCCTCCGGACACATCCTCGATTACTTCGGCTGCAGAAACTCTACTGAGATTATTAAATATTCTCTGTCCTTGCTTCACACCAAATCTTTGTACAAGGTTAGCTGAGATAATATTTTCTGAACCGTGAGTAATAAGTCCGAACATTAATCCCATTGCTTCAGCCTCCTGGGCTGAGTATCCTTTTCTGACAAGATCATTACGTGTAAGATCATATACTGTAAGAGATCCTATACTGATTGACATTTGAGTAGCAAGTTTGGTTCCGACACCAGCTGCGCCCAGGGAGAAACCTGATGCGATCATCGGTAAGAATTGACCAACTCCGTCCCAAAATGAATACAATATTGAATTGGCATTATCAAACACACCTACAGCTTCGTCATAATTTTGACGTTGCATTGCTGAGGCTGCATTTGACCATTGGTTCGCAAGATCATTTAATTGACTTGCGTTGACCGCTTCTGTATAAGAACGATCTGTACCGACCATCAAAGCCGGTGCTGCAACAGCATTAAGTACATGGAGTAATCCACCTCCAGCCTGAACAGTTTTTCCTACTGCGCCAGAAATAGTACCTCGAGATGCAGATCCTAACCAGGTAGAGTTTAGCTCCCGCGCTCCTCCTACCCATTCATAAGGTTTAATCTTAGCAGGATCCCCGAGCTCACCATCCTTGAGCTCCCGATAAACCCATGTATTTAGTTTTTCATCCCACTCATTCTGAAGTTTATTTGTGTTGGAACGTTTGTCGTATTCCTCTAATGGAAGAAGAATACCATTACGATCATAATAAAGCTCATTCTTTTCAGCGATCTGATCCTGATGTTCTATGATTACTGGTTGTTCAAGTCCAAGAAAATTGGCATAATTGGAAGGGCCTGTATTAATCCAGGATTCATCTTTATCGAACCATTTTAACTGGCCTTTCTCAGCCTCGGTTCCACCACCCGTATCATAAGTGCCTTCATAATCATAAAGATTCCACCTGCGGTTTTTATAAATATCAAATTCCGCCTGCGCATGACCATAAGCAAATTTAAGATCTTCTTCAGGTATTTCCTTATCGGTTTTTGACTGCATTAAGGTAGAGAATTCCTCGTATGATTCGAGCTCTACCGGTAAATTGAAGTTTTTTTCTGCCTGGTAGATTGCTGTCAAGTCATGTTCCTGCATACGCGATTGGACATAATTGATCGCTGTTGGCTGCCTACCCTGGCCGTCACTTCCTGCTAATTTTGTCATTCTTCTTTATACTTTAAACTAAATGCATTTGTTAATGATTTTGGAGTTTCGTCTATTTCAGCTCCTCTTACTTTTCTGTTTTCTGCCCATTGCTCTGTGGTGAAATTCTTGTCCCTTATTAACCAGAACGGAATCATGTACATACCCTCAAAGGCATCTTCTTCAGCCTTCAGACTTTCTGTAATACCGAACCGGCCTAAAGCCTTCAGATATTCGCGTATTTCAGGTCTTCCTGATTTGTACATACTGGCAACTGAATATTTATCCACATCACCATAGATCTCATGGTATTTATGCTCTTTTCCTTCACGATCAGTCCAGCCGTACTTTTCAAGATCATCTTCACTAACGACAACCATAGTTTCTGTGTACAACTCATTTTTACCTCCGAATCCGAGCCCTATTGATTTTTCTCCTGCAACAAAGAAACCTGACTTCATAAGTTCCTTCTGTCTTGTTACAGGATCATAATAATAAACATCACCTGCACCGGAATATTCGCCTATATATGGTGAATACTCATTCATGCTGGTAATATCTTGTCTGATGATATCTATTGTACCACCTTTACTTGCTTCCATTATAATTTTATCGCCAATATCCTGCTCAGCTGACGGGCCAACTGCAGCTGCAATATAGTTGTCAACTGACCATAATTGCTTTTGTTCTTGAGTTGAAAGATTTTCTTTTGCCCATTTCTGAAAATCGGGATGACGCATCACTGAACCCCAGTCCATGTGTGCAATGTTATCCAATATAAAACCGTGTTTTCCGCTTACTTGGATACCAGCATCATATTTAGTCTGAACTTCTCCTACTTTACCAGCAACACCTGGTCCGGATCTTCTATCGATACCACGATCGATACCGCCACTGATTGTTCCCTGATGGATTTCAACGAATGTTTCTCCTTGAAGAATTTTAGGATTTTTTGTTAACGCAGTAATAAATTTATCCAGGATATCACCCTTGCTTTCTTTTATCAGATAAGGTGATATTCTTTCCTGATAACCATTATCACTCCAGAATTTCATTTCATCAAGTTTGTTACCCTGAGTAGCAACATACTCCATTGCTCTGTCAACTTTTCGATCGCTACTCAATGTATATGCGGCAGCATTACCAGCTAAGTAGTCATCAGCTATTTTTACACCTGTACCATCAACAACTTTGCGATAAGGTGAAGCGAGAACCGGAAACTCAAATTTACCTGTCTGAGCAAGCCTGATCAGTCTACCTGCAGCATACTTAAATTCTTTTCCTCTTGGGATTTTATAATATGATGATAGAGCTGTGATCTCATCTCTCATCTGCTCTTCCAAAAAGATTTGTCCTTTTGCATTTGAGGTGATTATTGATTCTTCAGCATTGGCAAATAGCAAAGAATTTTCTACAAGAAGTCTGTTGGAAAGCAATTTCTCGTACTGGGCTTTTTGTTGTTCAGTAAGAGTTTCATCTGCTTTGACAAGATCAATTATTCTTCCAGTGTTTCCGAGCAGGAATTCATCAAATGATTCTATTCCAACCTGGTCCTTGATATCAGAAAGCATTGTAAAAGCATTATTGTAACCATCTCGTTCTATCTGTGTGGCTTTTCTCAGGTTATAGGCTCTCTCATCAGCTTTGTTATTCAGCATTACTGAACGATTCCTTTGTAAGGTAGGATCATTTGGAACATAGTTTTCGTGGAATTGCTGTATCAGGTTTCCAATTTGCTCTGAATCCATTGTAACAACATATCTGTCACCATCTTCTCCGACTTTTGTTGTGCCATGCATTTTAGCAAGCTCTTCCATTGCTGCATAATATTCTCCAATATCCAGGGCCATCACGTCATCAAAACCATAACCAAGCGGAAGAAGATCTTGCATCGCTATACGGGCTTCCTTATTCAGATAGAATGGATTTTTATTCTCAGCGATATAATTTAACAACTGTTCACCCTTTAAGTTTTTCACCTCAGGATCTTTGCCGTCAATTCCAAGATATGCAAGCGTTGTATTTCTTTCTCTATCAAGTGCAGTAACAAGAGCTTCGCCTTTAAGTACATCATCAGATCTCATACGATTTCCAATTGCATCATACAATGGTGTACCTGGTGCCATCTGATAAAGATCACTCTCTTTAAACTCGCTCATTTCTTTTTGAGCCAGAGCGTGATATTGCTGAACCCTGTTTCTTTCCTGGATAACTTTTGCAGTTGCATTATGGACAGTTCCCTGTTCGTTTTTCCAGAATTCCTGGAAGTTTCCTCCATATTGATCAAATGTTGCTTGTAATGCAATATTAACATCAGCTTCAGCCAGCTCAATATTTGTCTTCATATTAAAATAATCAGAAACTCGGCTGTCAAAAGCATCAATTTCTGCAGTAAGATCATTACCCGGTGTTTCGATAAAATCTGAAATATCGAAAGCCTGTTTTTGAACTGCTTGCGATCCTGATTTTTTACTACTTGATTGCCTCAAGGCTCCTGCTCCTGAAGGAATACTAAGAGCGTATGATCCATGGACCAGACCTGAAGGGCTATTTTGCTGTTGTGCCATGGTTAATATATCGATGGTTTAACTGATTTTCCTCTTAACATATTTGTTACAATACGCTTCTCTCTATCTGTGAGCTGTTCATAAGGTATGTTAGGCCTAACACCGGGAATACCTTTCTTAATTTCTTTGTCTGCCTTAATAACTTCTTCGGTGCTGAATGGTATATCGTCAATTTCTTCTTCCTGATCAAGATTAAATTTAGTTGCGTCCTGAGTGTAAACATAATCATTCTTGTCAAGTCCGATATTTTTCATTTCTCTGTTCATCACCTCAAAATTAAATAACCCGCTTTCATCCGCTGTTTGATTTTGAGGATGTGCCGACCTCCAAAGATTATAATCATCAACTTTTTTCATTTTATTAAAATCGTAATCTATAAGCTTTTGGCGTTCAGAAAGTCCTTTTATTCCAAGCTCCGCACTCAAGCGATTAGCAGCGTCCCTTGAAATAATATTCGACACATTTGCAATCCTGCCGGTAAAGTCTGACAGAGCTTTGGATTTCATTCCAGCCCTGGCTCCTTTAGCGCGAAATTCCATTTCTGCATCTTTAGCAGCCATTTGAGTATTTACAAGGTCTGCTTTCATTCCAGCTTCAAAGTTAAGCTGAGCTTCAGTATCCCTTCTTTGAACATCAAGCTTTGCCTGTTGCTCATCAATCGCTGCTACGCCTTTCTGGAACCCTGCGATCAGACTTGCTCCAACATCCTGACCTGTTTCTCTTGAAAACTTCAGGTTTGTCAAAAGAGCTTTGTTCAGATCTTTCATTGCTTCTCTTCTCACATCAATACCGGTAAGGCTGATTGTGCGGGGAGTCATTCTGGCTGGTGGCTCATATTTGACTTGATTGGCAAGATTTGTTTGGCCCAGATAATCACCTATGCCAAGAGCGGTCTGGAGTGTTGCTCCAGCTAATGTAGCATCCTTGCTATATTTCTCATAGTCTTTAAAAATATCTTCGTATTTACGTGCCATAACGGTATTTTTTATGCTGTTTCTTCTTCTACAAGCTCTTCATCAGGTTCAGGTTCTTTAACCTGCTTGGTTCCCATATTCATTAATCCACCAAGAGCAACGGTGAATTGTCCAGTTCCCATTAAACCTCTTTTGAGCTTTTCGTTTTCATCAATTATGTTACTATGAACCTGTTCGTTTAATGAAGCAACCTGGTTGCCGAACAGACCTGCATTTCTCAACGATATCGGATCTGGAGAGAATGTTTTGTGCGTTTCGGTTACATTCTTAGTACCAATCGCTCCAGCAGCTATTTCTGCAGCTGTTCCTACTGCCTGTGTTATTAATCCTATCATACAAAACTCTGTTTAAATTGTGTAAAGATATCGCTGATATAAAATTTAGAATTACCTCTGAAATATAAGCTTATTTTTATCCACTTTCCGCGGAAAACACTGTCATCTTCATAATATTCATCATCACTATCTTCTATTTCTCTGATAATCGGTGTATACCAAGCGCCTTCTTGCCATTCGCTATCTTTCCAAAAATCGCTACTATCCTCGCTGAACGTGTAAGTGCCGGTTTGAAGTTCGGTTTCGTATTCAATACGATCAAGTACCTGATGAGGAGAATGAATCTCTATGCTTTCAAATATTTTCGTCAATGCAGATGTGTTCTCTTTTTCTGTATTACCATTAACAATGAATGATAAAGTATTTAGCTTGCTTTGACCATAAAAAGTTGGCAATGCATTTTCAGCATCATTTTTATAAACATCGTGGGAAGAAGCTCCATTTCCATTTAAGGTCATCAGCTGACCTTTTTTAAACTTAATGAAAGTCGAAGATATGTCGTCAGAGGTTCCGATAAAGAAACTCAGTCCTTCACTGAAAATCAAATTCTGAGATGACTCTCCATTAATGAAAGAAAAATACACCTCATCGTAATCCTCATTATAACCGAGCGAAATTCCGTTCATATCCATCGGAGTAGTTCTATTTTCATTCAGTGTAGCAATAATTTCTTTTAGCTCTTTTTCTATCATCAGGGTCTTTGACAACTGGTTTACTTTTGGTGTAGTAGCACCAGTAGTGGTTCTCTCAATCGATATCCTGGCAATCATCTCATATTTGGTATCAACGATATAAATCGCATCTTTTGTTTTCAGGAAACCATGCCAGTCTTGTAAACCATAATAAGCTAACGGGACAGCTTCATCTGAGAGATATATTAATGAATCATCGTATTGCAGATTTTCAGTTATTTTCTTCTGACCAACCGAGTGACGCATGATTGCTTCATTTCTGATTGTGATAAGAAATCCATACAATTCCTCGATACGTACAATTTCTCCATAATTAGTTTCAAAATCCTCTTTGTTTTTGATGTCCATGGACCGGTACCCATCACGGAAAGAATCTACTATTCTACGTTCAGAAAAAGCGATTCTGGTTTTCTTATTCTGAGAATCAAATGGAAGATCAGTATCTACTCCAATAGCTTCAACATAAGCATCAGTCTTGTTATACCCATCATTAATATTAACAGATTCGACCAAGTCTTGCAGTTGGGATGAAGAGAATATCCATGAGAGCGGATCCAGTGAATCTGCTACTTGAGGAAAAAATGTGTAGATTACATCGCTTCCGTCTTCATTGGTGATCTCAAGAACTGATCTTAACGAAACATTTCTTCTGTTCTGAGTAAACATACCATACATTATTCCATGACCATAAGCTGCATCAAGCAGGTATGCGCTTTTCAAATATTCTTTCTCTGAAAATACACCGGTATCCTGGAATACTTTCCTGTACCATGAACGAAAACCATTGGAAGCGTATCCGGAATCAGTATTATCATCATAATCTACTTGATGGGACATTCTGAACCAGGACATTGATTTAAAGTTATCGCCTTTATACAGCGTTTTCTCAATATCAGTATCATCTATTTTGATCATATTAGAAATAGACCAATACCTCGAGTATTTTGGATTATATGCATTAAGCGAATTGTTGAAGAAATCAGCTCCACGAGGATCATCTTTATAAACTCTGACCATATAGGATTTTCCATCTTCGTAAACAATACGTCCTTCATTGACAATCACACCCATATAAGCTGGAGTCTGATAAGATCTGTTATAGTGCACCAGTGCAAAGGATCCTTCGACCGCACCAACTGGTGCAGCGCAAGTATGGATCAATCTTCCTTCAAGCGTATAATATCCTCGTTTTCCCTGGATATTGTATTCTTTACCATCTTCAGCGTATGAAGAGAATTTGCCTCTTCCTTTATGAACTCCTTTTTCGATATTATATATACGAACTGAATGATATTCCGGAATAAATGAAGGCGGAAGTGATTCAGGCGGAATTTCATAAGGGCCGTCACTGGCACAGACTGGTCTTACCCAGTTATCACCATCTCTGACTGACATAGGAAATTCGTAAACTCCTCTTTCCTGACTGTAAACTTCCATTGTAAGAACTTCAGCCCAATATGGTCCTGCTGATGGAGATCCACCTGGCTCAAAATCATCAATTGTTTCACGCTGAATTATAACTTTAATACAAACCCAAATTTTACCGGCATGAGTAACAAAACTGTCCAGGTTCGCATTATATGGCAATGTATAAACTCCACTTCCGATTGGCTTTGCTATTGCAGGAACATAATCACTACCTTCTGTCCATGCCAAAAGACCAATATAATCAGTCGGACAACCTGCAATCCACTCTAATGGATTTTTCTGGCTTACACCTCCAGCTGTTAATGCCTCAATTTCTTTATAAATAAATGTATTGAATGTTGCAGGCTCCAGAGAAGTTCCACTGCCAATTTCAAATACGCGAGTTCTCGAAGGTTTTAAATGCACATGTTCATTTCCCTGGGGAGTTAATCCATAAGTTCCCTGAGAATAATCAGGATAGTCTATTCTCCGATAAATTTCCAACCAGTAATCACTACCGCTTTGAGTGAGGTGATCTTCTTCAGTCATAAAGTCTGGTGAAAATATCGCAAAATGATCATCAGATATTTTTAATCGTGTATCAATTGCTTCCTGGACTGTAAGATTAACGCCTGCGTCACCTTCAGTACCAGTATCATTGCTATCCTGAATTGCTGCAGGAACATCAACAGCAAGTGAATATTCCCATTTTGGCCTTTCTTTACCAGTAAGCAGATCTTCTATAAAATCAGGAACAGCTGAAGTAAATTCAGAACGTTCATTACCGTTGTCATTATAAACAGCGTGAGGAAATATGTACTTAGTTTCACTCAATGGATATTGTTGATTCTCGATAACGTGATTTATCTTGAATACAGGAACATGGTAAGCACCATTTTCGTCTTCAGAAGCAAACCATAAGTCTTGCTGATTGTAATACCAGCATTGTTTACCATTATTTTTACCAGTAACTTCCTTCAAGGTTTTACGATTTTGACTAAGCCTTATACCGTTTGCTGTTTTTTCCAGCATACCATCATAGAGCATATTTACGATACGTTCACCACGCAGGATGTAAATACCCCTTATTTTAGTATACCTACTGTCCGAATTGATGAGATCTACTGCTTCCTTGATCCTGGCTTTAACTCCAATAATATTGATCTCTTTGTTAGGAAGGTATGGCCGAAATAAACCTTTAATATTTGTCGTACCGTATTTTTCATCTTTTCCTTTTACAGGATATGCGTCTGTTATCGTTCCATCACTCAGTAAGAACTTGGCTGCAAATGGATATATTTCCTGATCGAAATAACCCAGGTACTTATAAATATTTGCCGGATCCTGGTAAGTCATCAACTCAGTCCTCGAAAGATTGACAATATCATTATAACTCGCTCTGGATACTTCGTTTCCTTCGTGAGATGATAATGTAATTAATTGCGCAAGCTCTTCAAAAATGGTCTTATCGTAAACATTCGCCTTTAGGTTGGCTTTCCAGATCCGTGAATTGTAAAAACAGTGATCACCACTGATTCTTTCCTTCAGGTATAAATTGTAAAGCGTACCTGCATCCAGGATAACGGTATCTTCATTACCGGTTATCTCGATCTCGAGTGTATCGCCATCGATGAAATGATCCTGGGCCACCTCATATTCTTCATGGAAGAGATTTCCATCTCCATTCCCAAAGAACCGCATAATACCAACTGATACATATTTATAGTCTTCATCGATATTTGAAAGATTCAGAACAATCTTTTTATTGGTATAGTTAATGTTGTCATCGGAATCTTTATCAAGTTCACCGTATGTATCTGTGATCGAATCGCCATAAGCTACGCTTATTGGAAAAGACTCGGTACCATATTCAGTACGATCGAATGAGGCTGTTTTGTAGGCAAAGAAAATATGGTATTGCCCGGGACGTAATGTTCCTCCTCTTGGAACGGAAACATCTTCTATCTTCGGAGGATCCAGAGAATATAGAACATGGTTGATTTTTCCATCAAAATCACTTGCCGTGTAAACAAAATCATTTATGGTGCCATCAATTCTGAAGCCAGAGTTGACTGCTTTATCCATATTTACCCCATCACAGAGGTAAAGATTTACACTTTCATCAAAGGCATCATCGATAATAAGTTTTAATTTCGATTGAGCAGTGTATCCAAAAAGTTCGGTCCGGAAGTCAATTCTTGATATTGGTTTTGCCAGGGAATAATTCTTCAGTGCGCGATATTCATCCGAAAACCCATCGGTTCCATTTATCCACTGATTAGGGTATGGATAGCACCCGATTTCAGTATTAGTGCCATCAGAGCTAACCAAATAAACTATTCCACGATGTTCTTCGGCTGCTACTACAGTAAAACCTTCACCAATCTCAAAGAGCTTCTCGTTACCGAGTTTTGATGAAACGACAAATCCCTGACCTCTTTTATTGTATATACGAATATTGTGAGTAGGAAATACCCAGTTATCAGGCTTCACATGATTATAAGCAAGATCAGCAACGATACCTTTTATGAATGCGTTGTTCTGTTTCATCCTGTAAGTAAATCTTTAATTTTTCGCATATAGCCACCTTCATCAAATTCGACCTCTTGTCCAGGTTCAGCCATGAATAATCGTTGTTCATTTTTCCTTCTTCTGACTAGTCCGCGTAATCTCTCACCAGAACCATAAACAAATCCTTTCTGAGGGTCAAATGCTTCAACATTAAATTCTTCCATGTTTCCTTCAAGCAATGCTTTCCGTGCATTTGATTTATACCAGCTTTCAGGACTTACGTTATAAAGCATTGAAACCAATGCAGCACGTTGGTTGTAATTTAACTTACCTCCAAGGGCATCGTTGATCTTGTCAACCTCATTTATCCTCATTGACAAATCCCGGTTAAGCCTATCGAGAGCTTCTTCTTCAGTTATGGTAAAACCCTCTTTAATATCATCATAATTTAAGCTGGTAGATCCATAACCTATTGAAACAATCCCTCTCTCCTTTTCCTTTTCAGTAGCATAGTAAGCATTAGGACGGAACAACTCGTGTTTTTTGATGTAGTCAGTAGCAATTTTACGCATATACTCATCTTCCCTGGCTTTGATCAATTGCTCTCTTTCAAGCGCCTCCTTAGTTGGTATTTTTGGTTTAGGCAATACCTCAATCGGAGGACTCGGCACAATTGGATTAGGATCATAATCTTCTTCAGCTGAAGGGTCGATTATTTCTTGCACTTGGTTTTCTGGCTCAGTTTTTTTAACCGGCTCTGGCTTTGGTGTTTTTTCAATGATTTCATTGTTTCTTTTTAATTCATTAACTTTTTCGTTTGTAATTGCACCGATGGTATTATCAAGCTGTAACATTCTTTCCTCAGAAATGGTAGAGATGATATCTTCACCAACCCTGTTCCATAAACTATTGGTTATGGTTTCCCTGGCTACATCTTCGGTTACACCGGTTATATCTTTATCAACAGGAATTATTCCTGATTCTTCAAACAGAGGTGGCATTGTTTGTGTATTTATGTGCTAATGGTTGAAATCCGATTTTGGGTATCTCGTCACCCATTATAATGGTCATGTCAGCAAACTCTTGCGCTCCCCAATCTCTAACATCTGCTTTTGGAGCCTGGATCATACCATCAAAACGTTGTTCCCAAGTGTTGTAGGTTGATAGGTTGATTCCTGACTGAGTATAAAGACTCTCGGCCTTGAATCCATTCAACTGGCAGAGTGTAACACAAGCAATGAAGTGTGTTTCGTGGATATAAGGGATACAGGTTTTGGTATTCATTGGAGTGCCAATATAATTTACCCAAATCACGTCACCCTCGAAATTATACAAATTTTTTACAACATTCCCTTGTCGATTGTATCTTACCCTCACATTATTATTATTCTTATCGAACACATCCAATAATTTGTAAAGGTTATCAGGAAGATAAAACTTGCTATTATTAACCACATTGAGAGGAATTTCCATGTATTTCCACATCGCATCAGGATCAGCAATATAAAGAGTTTCTATTTGCTGACACCAACGGTAGACCATGGCTTCATCCCATTTTTTATCCGGGAACTGATCTTCCAGTTCTCGCAAAACTGCTTCATGTGTTATATAACTCGGCATTATTTCTGTTTTTTAAGTATCGTATACCATTCTTTGCTAAAGATCATTCGCTCTTTTTCAATCTTATGAGAAATCATTCCTGACATCAGTGGTGTATAAAAAGCATCGATTCTCATTACCCGGTGATGAACCCTCTTTTTGATGGCCCTGGGAAATAAGATAATCGGTGAAATTGCTACCCTGATTACAGGATAAATCCCTCTAAGCTTTCTAAAATACTTATAAGGGACATTTCCCAATTTTCTATGTGTTGGAAGCTGTGTAATATGCATTGACATGAAGGAGTTATAAAAAAGGATCCTGTTACCCTTGAGTAACTGATCAAGCAGGATCCTGACTAACACTCTGGCATAAATACCAATTATTACTCTCCTTACCTGTCTGTACCTTACACTATCACGCTTCAATCGTTTATTGTTACGCGACAAAACCTTTTCCATGAATAAATGGAACCGGTTATTAAAATCTTCCGTTTCAAAGAACTCTTTATCAATAATATTTTTTTCGATCGCACCATCCTGTTCCGTCAACCTGAGCTTTTTTCGCTTATCCTTAATATATACTATTCCTTTAGGATGATCCGCCGTATCTTTTATCAATTCGCCGTTTAGTTTCATACCATTCTCCTCGATAATCGGATTGATCTGCCCTCTTTTTAACTGGGTCAGCGATATTAAATGTTTCTTTCCAAGCTTTCACATAATTCCCATCTTCAACATACGCATCAGTGGTGATCTTTTGATTCCATGCTGGATGTGTATAATCATTGTTGTATATTTCTGCTTCAGCATCACTGAGCTCTGCAATATAAGTTCCAGGAATGGTATAAATCACACCATCTACCTGTAATCTGAATTTCCATTTTATCTTATCTGCACAATCAGTACACGGATCCGTATCAACGAACTCGTATTTATCCAAGTATTCCCAAATAGAATTTCTCAGGAATGTTACCTGGCGGTCGATCGTGTAGTTTTCATGGAATTTAATCTGCATCTCTTTCTTTTTGTTTTGGTGGTTGAGCCAAAACTCTTTGCGCATCACTGATCAGGTCAGGAGGAAATCCCAACGCTTGACCAATATGTTGTACAGTTAATATTTCCAGGTTCCTTTCGGAAGGTGTAGGGAATTCATCATCAGCACTCCAGCTACTCACCTGCCGTGGATCTCTCCATAACCCATTTACGTTAACATATTTTTGTCCTGCAATATCAGATTTTCTGAATAGCAGGTATTCTCTTGAAAAAGCAAAGGAAGGTTTCGGAAGATCTAAGTACCCGGTAGGGCCTCTCAGGAGGCTTTTAAGCGACTTTTCTACAAAGAGGACCGAGTAATCAACATTGGAAACGAAATCAATCGCTTTACCCTTTAATCCGCTGATCAACGGCTTTAAGTCTGCATAACAGAACAGGGTGTGATTGTTGATTGAGATACCTTCGATCTCGAATGACTGATTGAATGATTTAATTTCGAGTTTCTCATCCAGCATATACAAAGTCTGATCAAGCCGGCGTTCATCGTTTGCCTTCCTGATCAGTGTCATATTCTGAGTGATGAGTTGATCCTCTATCCAAAGATTTGTAATAGGAAAATCGTCTGTATGATTGAAACTTGATACTGCTTCAAGTACACTATAAGTTAACTCTTTCAATGATTTTGACATAGCTGCAGATTTGAAAAAAGGGTGGGCGAAATATTCCGTCCACCCTTAAATTACGAAATTAAACTATCGTTTATACGGCTGCAGCCCAGGCATCAAATAATGTCTTCAGGTCAGCAACACAACCGGCGACACCAGTGGTGGCACCGTTGTCAGCAACATATAGAACGAGCCCGTTAAGGTAATCGTTTCCATGTGAAGCTCCGTGCATATTCCCGACTGATTGCGTGGTCTTCAGAATAAACTTAGACCAGTTGTACACATTAGCCGGTTTCTCCTTAGCCCAGTGATTACTCAGCGGAACATCGTGTCCCATGTGAGTGAATTCACGATACACATCTTTCCATGGCATTAATTCAAATGCTCCCTGGACTTCAATGGTGGCTACACCATCAACTTCCTGTAATTGGAAAGTGGTTTCATCCTGGTACTCATCCTTGGTTACTAAATGGATGCTATGCTCAACCAGAGTTTCAGCTCCGGGAACGTGAACGATAAATCCGTAACCAGGATTAGTAATACCGGCAGCGCGGTTGACTACTGTTTCTGGCTCTGCAGCAACAGTAACGGTAGCGCCAGCGGCATTTGTCCATGGCTGACTTACAGTAAGCACGGTATTCACGGCTCCAACCTCAATTTTGGTAATAACCTGAGAAGCTGGAGTAGCTACACCAATGGTCAATTCCTGTCCAACATACAATGACGCGGCAAACGCATTGGTCATTGTTAAGGTATTATCACCAATAACTGTATTACCTACAGTAGCAACACCAGCTTTTACGAGCGGGCTGTCAATGTAAGCAGCGGCAGCGGCAAGGGTAACTCCATAAAGACCTGCAGCTGGAATATCAAATGTACCGGCAGCTACAGTACCGCTGAACTCCATTCTCACGGTAGGCTCAACGATCGCCTCAACATTTCCTTGCATGTGACCGTTGTAACGGCCAGCGTCATCAGTGATTTGCTGTGAGATGTCCTCGTAGGCTCTCATTACATCAAGATCGGAAATATATCCGCCTGATAATGGATCAAGTGCTTTAAATTTATGAGAATAAGTACGGAGCTGACCATACAGATTATCATTCATAACACCAGGTTTGCGGTTAATTGCTTTCACAATAAAACCAAGTTCGTGATCGCATTCGTCACATGGACCACGATCATCAAGAACAGCTTTTATCATTCTTGCGATTGAATCTTCGTGATCTACCTGAACTACGGTAGCTCCGCGAGCTGCTCCGCCAGGGATATAATCGCCCGAACCCTCAATAAAGAGAACGCTTGCGGCTACAACGCCTGGATTAATACCGGCATCAACAACGAGCCTGAACTCCTGTGGTGCCACTCCTGGGTTTGCAATGATCCCAAAAGAATTCCTGAATTGTTTGTTTTCAGGATAAGTTAAATTTCCTCCGTATCCTTTCATTTTTTCTTTTTTTAAGGATAAATAAATCTATTTAGTTACCGTTGCGTTTATAAAAACGTCTTCCATCTGGGCACTAACTGTCTGTATTATTTAGGTATCGAACCCTTGACTGGTATTGCAGTCTGTAAACGAGGATTCTCGACCACTTCAAGATATTGCACTACTGCAAGATCAACTATTTCTTTATTTTGTGCGGGTTTAAAACTTCCTGCTTCATCTACTCCGTCACCGTATTTGATCTCATCGGGATAACTGTAATATTCGAGTATCAATCGGTTGAACTCCTTTTCCTTTGATATCCCATATATATAACCTCCACGATTCTCGAAATACATCCAGGTTTCATCATCTGGCTGACGATAAGGATTGTCCTTCCGGACAACCCTGTTATCAGCTCTAAGAATCTTTCCTGGTACCTGATAATTCAAAGAAATAACAACGCTATTAGGGACTCCCCTAATATCATCGTCACCATCATCAACAGCATCACTGTTAATGTTGCCAAACTCCGCTGATAAGCCATGCATATAAGCAGGATGATCTTCTGAACTGTAAGGTATTTGAAAAATATTCGAGATATTGTTGAAAGCTTTTATATATGGATACTGGCGACCATCGGTGAGGACTTTGATAGCCTCCAGGTCGTCAATACGCTTCTGAGTAAATTCATTTTCTGGCAATTTTGTTTTTATCCAATCAATTACGACAGGATTAATAAAATCAGTCCACCTCTGAGGTGTAATGACTATCGTTCTCGTTTTCCTGATTTCTTGCAGGAAATACTTGAACATTTTTTCGCCAGTGTCCAGTATCATTTTAAGCCTCTATTTTTGCTTTCATTTCTTCCAATAAACGTCCCCATTTTGACACACTCGAATCATTATCTCTCTTGGCAATGAAGCGAAGGAATTCAGTTGAATCAGAGCAAATGAATTTCTGACCATCATAATATCCGTCAGGACGGCGGGCAAGGATCTTTTTCTCTACCAATTGGGAGAAGAAAATAAGATCTTTACCTTGTTCTGAGAATATTCTTACGATCGAAGCAGGATCCCGCTCGGCTTGTTTGAGCAGAACCTCTTTGAGCCTGTTTGAATTCATTGGCCTCCAGTCAACATGGAAACCCTGTACTGAAAGGTTTAAAGCCATTACAAGTTCTGAGTACTCACTAACATTAGCCTCCTCGTGAATCTTCTTCTGAGCCGCGTAGACTTCATCGGCCTGTGAAACAAAGAGCTTGGCAGCCTCTTCTTTATCATCGAGATAAAACTTGTGCGTTGACTGTGCTTTAGCTTCAGTCGGCGCAACCAGGCTTGTCTGCTCAATAATAAATTGTGCCTCCCAATAATCTTTGGGATTCACCGGTATACCCTTGTCGTCTAACCGACAATCGTATGGCTTGTTATGAATAATCAGAACAGTAGTATGCTGATCTATCCTGGGCGAGAATTTAGCCTTTCTTGCTTTAGGAGCGACTTCAATCTCTCCGATGATCTCTTCTTGAGTCAGAAAACCTGTTCTATCCGGATCTGATGGATCAGCATGCTGTCCTGTAACGTAAATGTTCAACTTTGTGTCTAACGGTGCTACTGCAGGATAGGGTGTTGAACGATACTTCCTATCGTGTGCAATGAAGCGTACAATCTTTCCGTCTAATTTTCTCATTTTTTCTCTGTTAATCTAAGTTATAATTAAAATAATCAACTACTATGAGTTGTAAGGTCTGAATATACGATAAATTTTGTGACGTGAAATAATACCTGACTGTACAAGTACATGTTTTGAGGTACCATCAACTGAAGAAGCCATTTCACCACCTTTGTCAATACCGCTCACGGTACCAGACTTAGCTGGACGAAGCTGGATCAATTCCAGTCCTTTGTCACCTGTTTCAGTCATTCCCATAGGAACAACGAAACCGTCCCATGAACCTTTGGTAGATCCATCAGACAAATATTTGTTTGGACGCTCAATTGAGTCGAACCAGCGAATGCGTTTTGGAATGATGCGAACATCACCATACTGATAGTATGCGTAGTCCATATTAACGCCTTTGTCAGAACCGTCACCAACAACATTGTTATTCTGTGTGACAAAACCTTTGTCGGCCATATAATCAGCAAATCCCTGGATCAGCTCCCATCCACCTGCAAGCAGGACTTCTTTATGCCCGTCTTTACCGGCACGAATGTCGATATCACGTAGCAATCCATGGAGGAATTTCTGTGTCCAGCCATTCATCGGTTTGTCATAAGCACCTTCACCTTGGTACAACAGTCCGTCACCACCCATGATCTCACGACCACGTTTGTCTTTCAGGATTGTTTCACCGTCAACTGTTACAGTTGAACGACCAAAGATCATTTGGTACTCGTGATACGCTGCAATGCGTTTCCACATTGTTTTCTCAGCATAATCGATGTAACCGGTAACATTTTGACCTTTCGCATTCTGGAAAGCATACCAGGAAGCATCAGCACCCATAGCAGCTGCGGTACCTGAATAGCTCATCTTAACCCTTTGCAGAGTCATGTAAGCGTGTCCCCAACCATCATAAGTATACTTCTCGTGGCCTGTTTCTGAAAAGTCGTGCTCATACATGGTCATACCAACACCTGTTTCATTTCCTTCTTCGAAGAGAGCAGTATTAAATGAATCGGATTTTTCGTTGGTGACAAGCTTGATAGCATAGATCCATGCACCATTGACCTCAATCGGTTCTTCATGGTCATAAATGAATCCTTTGGTTTCGTTATCATTGAACTCAAGAACTTCATTTGGGCGAGCCCAGTTCGAGTCAAGAGCAATATAAACAACGGATTGGTATTTACCTGGCTCAGTTGTATAAGCTGGGCAATAATATGTGGCTGATGCAGCTCCACCAACTACTGTCATGTCGGCTGCGATCAGACGAGGTTTACGAACATCACTGTTCTTGATTGGATACATTACATGGTTACTCTTAACCACGCGATATGCGCTTGTGTTCATTCCGTCCACAAGACCTTTCGATGTCAGCCCTTTGGCTGCAAGCAGCGCTGATAAAGGAGCTTCTTCATCTGCAAAAACCTGCCACACACGAGGGAGTACATCAGGATTGTTAACCGCGGCACGAATCAGGGAATACGAACTTATACTCTCACCTGCAACGTCTAACGGTTGACCTGGTAATAATCTCATTTTTTTAAGATTTAAAAATTAAATTAAGCAAAATCCTCCGGCTTCGGAACTGCAACTGTATGCAGCGAGCCATCTTGTTTTCTTGGAGCAAGTCTGGTTTTGTCTAATAATTCTTGCTTATACTCTTCTTTGAAGTTGCTGAGAAAATTCTTCAGCCCTCCCTCACTCTGTTTCAATTTATGATAAATGAAAAGAGTGTCATATAAGACTTCATCATCACTGAATAATTCGCGTGTCCTGGAGTAACCTGTTTCAGGATTAATCTCAACAGCATCAGTGAAAATTTGTTTGAACGCTTCCTGTTCCTGTGGCGTGTGTGGAATTCCTCCGATATCCGTAGCGGAAGCTTTTTTTGCGAACAGCGCATCGACTGTCTGTTTCACCGTAGTAGCATTTGCTTTCTCAGCTTCAACCCGGATATTCTCCGATAACTTTGCCTGGTGCTTTTCGTTTTCCAGGTCAATGTTTTGATATAACTGATTTTTACGCTCATTGGCTTTCGTATCCCTGTCAATGGGGTTCATATTGTCTACATAGGATTCAACATCTTCCCTGGTCCATCCATTAGGATTTTCCTCTGTTTTTCCATTTTCTTGAATCAAACTCTGAATGAGAAAATCTCTGCTCGGCATTGCTTTTACCGTTTCGGCAAGCATTTGCTGACGGATAAACTCTTCAGAATTTAAGCCTTGTTCTTTTGCCTTGTTATAAGACTGAACAAATGGATCATCAGTTGAAGATGTTACCCCGCTGGTAACATTCTGTTTAAAAAAATCATACTGCTCCTGAGGTGACATTGTTGAAAAGTTTTCAGGGAGAGTAAACTCTTTCCCATTAATTTTCATGTCATTCAAAAACGCAGTATTAAAGTCTGCAGCCGGTGTTGGATCCGCTGGCGGGTCTTTTGGCGGGTCTGCGGGTGGAGTTGCCGGTGGATTAGCTGGTGGGCTTGCCGGCGATGTTGGATTAGGATCTGGTGTCGGCGGATTTGCCGGGCCTGGAGGCTGTGGTCCGTTAATGGACTCCTCAATAGAAATAAATTTACTTCCTTCCATGGTACAAAATTAATTTAAAATTTAAAAAATATCAATAAGTGTCATAATTTATAATTTTAACCAACCTGAATGCCTCTCGACACTCCAGTTGTTTTTAACAATGCTTCTAATTGTAATTCGGAAGTTTTCAAGATCTCATCTGCCCTGTTTGCTCTTTCAACTTCTGACTGCTTACGATCTTCAGCCATTATATCGCTCGCGTCTTTATTTGCTTTTAGTGCAGTATCGCTCGCATCCTTCTGGATTTTTGCATCTGTTTCTCTCTCCTTGATATCGAGTTCGCGGTTCTTCAGATATTCATCGATTTTTATCTTGGCTTCCTGCAGTTTGGTTTCCATTGCTTTCATCTGAGCCTCGAACTGTTGTTCCATTGCAGTTTGCTTTTCTTTTGCTTTCGCCTCAGCCTCGATTGTGCCAAGCGCATTCAATCTTGCGATTTCCTGCTGTTTCTCTGTCTGCAACTCAACCAGGTGCTCCATTTCTTTAATAGAATCAATGGAAAATATATTGAATAGAAATTCAAATGGAAGATTTCCGTTTGCAGTCATTTGAGCTGACATGCGTTTAAGTTCATCAAGGTCCATATCCTGTTTTGATGAATTCAAAAGCTTCATTCGGAATTTTCTGTCAGGCATATCCCAGGGAATCCTGATTAGTTCAGTTTCTTCATCGGATACATCAACAACCTGGTTTGGCTTATATCCATACTGCATGGCCAGATTAAGTAACGCTTCTTGTGCCTTGATCTCAATCTGGTCATGTTCAGCATAGAGGATCTCTGTAACCAACGCAGCCTGACGGTTGCTTTGATCAAAAGTTCCAACTTGGTCTGTTGCTTGCACTTCTCCTTGCCGTTGACGTGGCACACCCATTATAGTACCAATTTGGTATTCGATGCCCTGCAAGATTGCCTCGAAATACTGAATTGAATTGGTTAGCGTCTGATCTACACGGCTGAATTGATTATATGAAAGATTTTTCCTTGCTCCTGTTTTTGTTAAAGTCTGAATTAGGTAACGGCCAAGCTTCATGTGATAAAACCATTCTTCTTTAGTCATACCATCAGGTTTCTGGCTGAGGTCAAAGACAACACCAGAAGCACCTGCGAGAGCGAATGTCAGTTCCCTATGGTATGTTACTATCCAGTACTGTTTTTGCAGTTCTGTCGTGGCCCATATAATTGAATAAGGAAACTCACCGATACCATTATATGTTCTGCCGACTATCGGCAATGGAGTGTAGTGGTAATTGTCGTGAGGATGTGGCTGAACCATATCCTCTCCTTCTAAAAGAAGAACATTTCCAATATTTACTCCCCAGTATCGTTTATCAAAATACCTGGTTTCCTTAGTTTGTCCTTTGGATGAGTTATAGGTTTTTACTTCATCTTTTTTTCTTTCGATGCCTGTCTTTTTATCCCGGTAAATATTTTCTTTCTGATCAAATTCGTTTTCCTGGGTATCGATCAGATCCCTGTCGGTAACGAACATTGTAAGCTTTTGATCTTTGTTGTATTTATTTGGTGATTGAATTGCCTCGAGCTTTTGATCACATCTCCACCATACCTGACGTACACGGATACCTTCTCCGGTAATATTGTATTTGCGGGACTGGTCATCTCTTTTGTTATCAAGAACAACAACCTGTCCAGGACCAGTAACGAATGCTCCCTGCTGGGAACTTTCGATAAAGGATATTCCATCGAGCGTTTTCAATTGAGTTGCATCAAGATTCCAGTTGTTGCGGATCTGCTCTTTGGTCATGTGGGACTCAACCATAATCCAGGGAAGATCCTGTGTCCATTTGATTGATTCGATATTTGGATAATAAACACGATATGGGTTAACCGCAGCATATTCGAGCTCATCTAACCTGGCATTGTAATTCACATAATAATACTCCCTTCCAACAACAACCTTATTTCTCATATTCTCAAGGCTGACATCTTTGGCATCCATTTCCTCGCGTATTTTCACCAATAATTTATGAGCATATACCTCATATAAATCCTGATAATCGTCTTTTATCTTGTTTTGAAATTTATCATGCTCTTCTTTAGTCAACTCCATTGCCGTTGTCATATTATCAGTAACAAGTTGTATGTTGAACTTAATCTGAGGAAGAGCTTCGCGAATCATGGATTGCTGCTGTTGAATTTCTGCATTTTCAGCTGGCTCTTGAAGAACCTGCTCCATTTGAGCTACTTGTTGATTTAATTGCGTGATTTGAAATTCTATTGTGCGATATTTTTGGTTTAGAAGAGATGTGTACATCATCATCATTGCCTTGTAAAGCCGGCTGATCTTTTCGTTGATCCCATGCTTATCGATGATTCTTATACCGTATCGTGGATTTCGTAAGGATTGTTGTGATAGCAGGATATTTGCCTTAGATCGTTGTATTGGAATTCTGCGGATCTTTGCCGGTAATGAGAATTCACCGACCTGGGTAAGAAAAGTAAATTCCTGTTCATCACCCGTATTATTAAACATTTGCCAGCATTCATCATCCCGGGCCCTTAAATAACTATTGTCTACTCTTTCAGTAAGCTGTTTGACGACTTTTTTCCTGCCGTCAGAGGTTTTGGATAATTTTTCAATATTGTCCATAACTCATTTCGAGATTTACCATGTTTGAACTATTTTTCCTCCTTGCATTTTGAAGACAGGCATGCCTTCATCAGCTTCAATCTCGGATTCTGAAATAACTTCCATTTCTCTAATATCTTCTGCATAGGTTTCACAAAGTGATGTAGAAATGGTAATATCACAATTGTACCTGATCCTACCCGGTGCATATTTAAACTTAGCCCAGGCTTTCAATAACTCAGGAAACATGCATTTTTCAATATTTTCTCTCACGTTCAGGTATTCTGCCATCATCGTAAGCCAATGTATCTTAGTCGAAGGATCAATTCCATAAAAATTGGCACCCTTTGATTTCTCGATCATCTTTGCAAGAACGAATTCAGGACGCTCTTTAAGCAGTCCTTCAAGCCCGTTTCTGATGTACCATTCTGTAATCAGAATTTTACTCCACTCAACGAGATTTTTACAAAAGTAATACATTGTTAATAGAGCTGTATGCTCGTAGAATAAATTTTTACCTCCCTCAGCTGTCTTAGGCCTTTCAACAACACCTGCTACATAAGTATTATAGGTCGATTCAGAGTTCAAGAATCTTTTTTTCACCCAACAACTTCCCTGAGATGTTGTTGTGTAGCTTTCATCCTGATCATAACTGTCAGTAGCGGCTACATATAAATTATGGTATGGATTTCCATCTCTATCACGAATAGGATGTTCAGCGATCATAAACGGACCTTCCGGATCAGCTTCAAAATAAACACCTTTCCATGGATCCTTACGATCTTTCCACCTTAACCAGCCACGCTCGACAATCTGTTCTTCGCGGTGAGTCTGAATGTGAGCAAGACGCTCGTTGCACCAGTTTGCGACTTCTTCGCCGAAGAAACCACCTGTTTTGATGAGAAAAGCGTCTGATGCATAGAGCGCCTGCTGTGTGATATGAGTATAACGATCTTTTGGCTTTTTAGTCTTTCGATCTGCCAGGACTTTTTCTCTTCCAAGCTGTTTGAATGAATTACCATCGTCATCGATAATCGTAAACAGATCTGCTGGAGTAAAGTGGCCTGTCCTTGCAGTAACATTTTCATCACGGTCCCATTCGTTTTCAAAACTCAGCGCATTGATAGCATCAGGATCGTAGTGGAAATCCTGAAGATCCTGGGCACCTTCTTCCATATCACCACCGGTTCCGATATAGAGGGCGTAACCGGTCTTTACACCCTCTGCATTCAGTGAGGCTTCAACAAATTCCCTTGCTTCTTTGATCAGACCGGCCTTCCATTTTCCTACCTCTTCGTATACAACGAAAGATGGAGAGAAACGTGAAAGGGCTTGCGCGTTATCCTTACAGGATATCGAGCGGATCTCAGAGCGGAAGTTCTTGGCCCTCCAGTAATCAGATTTATTTTTATCTCTTTCTTTATAGAATTGAGTATTGACTAATTGACGTAAGCCACGTTGGGTTCTTTCCATGGTATAGTCAGCATCATCTGACATACCACCAGCAACAATATTGAGAGAGGATCTATGAAACGTATAGTTATATCCCAGTTTGCAGGAGAGCTTCTCTGACATCCCCTGCTGGCGGGACTTTGCCTCTATACCGTCTTTTTCCTGTTCGACCATCATATCCAGCCTTCGCCAGAAAAAAAAATCAGTGTCCAGAAACTTTGGCGGAAGCACGTCTTTCCGCTTGGCATCATCCATCTTACGATAGATCTTCCAGAAATTTAGGTAAAAATAATGTTCGCCCGTGATGTGAACTTCTCGATTGCGAATAAGTAAATCGTATTGCGGAATGTAGCAAGAATTTGGAGGGATTGTGTAATCGTATTTTTTAAGGTATCGTGTTTCGGTTGTGCTATCATTCCAAAAACAGTGTTTTTCGTCAACGTATGCGTCACCTCCCTTTTCAATAGCCGCTGGCACAGTATAACCCTCAACACATCTTCGATATTGTTCATTCCACCACTCTGTATCAGTTACTATATTATGAGTTTCGATATAATCCTGATATCCTTTGGAAGTTTCAGGCACAGATTCAGGTTCATGGTGAAACAAATCGTATTCCCATGGCTTATCATCTCCAAAGATGACGGGTGAAAATCTCTTAGTGTCAACAAATCTCATTTATTTCTTTTTCCACTTTCTTGCATTAGCGGCAAATGTGGCTTTTTTTCTTATTGCCGATGAGGATGACCTTTTTCCTGCAGCAATACAGTCTGAAGTTACTCCCCCATATCCTTTCTTTTTACACCAGTTGGTGAATGTTCCGCGTTTACTCGGTTTTATATAGATTGTTGACTTAGCTTTATTATTATGTAAGGCCATGTCACTTATTTTAGTTGTCGAATTGTCGTGTTAAGGAAGTCTTTTTCAAATCATTTTCAATCTGCTCTTTTTTCAGAGCTTCTTTTAGAACAGCTTCACGCTTGAGCAGCTTATCAATAACGTCCATCGCTTTAATTTTTTCTTCCGAATTATCGATTGTCACACGAACCGATAATGGAATAGTTTCCGTTTCCTCTTTCTCAGTTTTTTTCGAGTACCAGGTGACTTCCTTTTCTCCGATAACTCGAGCTGTTTTTGTCAGTTCAATCTTGGAAAGTTTATCCATCATTACTTCGATATCATTCAAGAGGCGGATATAAATCTTCTCCTTAAAAGAATAACACATATCGATGTAAACATCGATGAGATCTTTCATTCCGGATATTCCTTTGAAATAACTCACGGTTTTATCCGGAAAGACCATCGTGACCACTTTTTTCTCTCTTTCCTTTGGCATGTAGTTTCGATATATCGAATCCCTGTGCCATACGTGATACACGAACCGCATCCATTTCTCAAAGGATACTTTATGATTACTTTTATCGGCTTTATAGACTTTTTTAACGATAGCGAGTTCCATGCCCTGCTCGTTTACTACTGCTTTTCCTTCTACCAGGCTTATAAACATTATTTCTTCTTCCTCCCCTTATTAAAGCACCAATACATAGTAACATACAGATCCCTGTTGAGTATATCATAATGAGCTGAATAAGCATTTCTTTTCTTTGAAATGAACATAAAGGACGGTGCCAGTCCAAACTCGGTCGGCGATCGTCCAAGTCCGATTCCTCCGTAGAATTCAGCTTTATAAATTCTCTCAGTTCTTTCTACATAATGTGTATGAATGACAGGTTCATATAAAAAAGAACGGTGAACGATCCTATTCTCGCTCACCGAATCTTTGACTATTACTCTTCCATTGGTATCGTCTACCAATACATCTTCATAATAATTTATTGCATAATACTCAACGAATAATTGTTCGCATTGTTTAATGAATTCCAGTGTATCAATATTCTGCTCTTTCCATTGTATCAGAATCTTCGTAGATCCTGTATCCCTATACTTGATTTCCGGCACCTTCTCTATAACTGGATACGGAATGAGAGAATCTCTCCACTCGATAACATATTCAACATTATCATCACACGGCTCTGGTGAACTACATTCTCGTAAGAACATAATATAAACAAAGGCTGCTACAAGTAGCAACCCCATCACCATATTCATTGATTTACTTAGACTGATCATTACGCATAGCTTTTTCGAGAATCTTAGTCTTGTCAGAACTTCCTTTTGAGCTACCGTAATGATAATTGATTATTGTAGTGAATGCTGCGATTACTGCGCCTATCAAAAGATTGACTGCAGATTCATACTTTCCGGTGCTGATCAGATAGAACATGACTGAAAAAAACCCGAGGGTGACTACAATGGATAAACTGATCTTTATCCAGGATGTTACTTTCTCCATAAGATTTAATTTATTGGTAAACTATTATAATTCCACCAGATCAGTCCGATTCCGACCAACAGGAAAAATACTTTGATCGCAATCTGTAATCCAGTGCTTTTTGTTACTTGATCAGTCTTGGCAACTGTACCCGTATAAAAGGGAAGCATGCCTCTAAACCAATTTAAATTCAGATCAAACCAGAACCATCTTATCGCAAAGGCGAGTTCTGCAAATATTAAAATCCACCAACTCAACCCAACAAATGCAAAAATAAGCCAAGCGACAACCCATCCTTTGACAATAGAGTCAATTAGGTGCCATCGCTTGTTAGCCTTTAAAGATTTTTCTTGAAAATCTTTTTTAATATCAGGCGTTTTGAATTTTGCAGCCTTTACCGCAAACTGTTTGTCTTTTAAGACTTCTGAATCATGCCATGCATCCAATGTAAAATAACCCAGCAGGAAGACCACCAGGTAAATAATGATAAGTAAAATTGTCATTTGCCATTCTTTTTGTACACTACGATAATGTAAGTTTCTTCTTGCGAAGATAATACGAAATGCCATTCACCGGGTTCCACAATTTCAATTTCACCAATTTCTGTCAATGAAGCTTCCCTTACAATCTTTAACATATCAGCGTCTTCATAGACTTTTACTGTAAATTTTCCTTTGATTAAAATAAATTTTTCCACCATGTTATGATGGTGGTGAAAGATTGATTTTGAATTTGGATAAAGTTTTGTAATTGAGTAACTCCAATTTGAGCTGTCTTCGCCTAAACCCATTATCTTCATGTAACCGCATTCAATAGCCTCCCTCGGCACCGGCATCCACATATCCTGACGAATTTCAGCAATAGGTCTTCCTTTGGCCTCAAGTGTTATTTTTTCCATGACATTATCAAGGGCTTTTACAGCTTCTCTTGATGCTATTTCAGGATCGTTACACATAGGTTTAATTTTTAGTATTGTTTTGAACATTGATCAGTATTTCGTGATCTCTGTCCTGGTTATTCAAAATCTTTTCATGCTCTCTTGATATCATATCGCTTTTAACATCGTAAAGTGAAGCGACTGAAAGAGCTTTGTCAGCAAGATCATTTATTCTGTCATCCCTTTTTTTTAATTCCTCTTTATGAGCATCACAGGTTTCCAGACAGGCTTTCTCATGCTTATCAATAATGTCTTTGATCATTTGTTTATGCTCTTTTTTTAATTGCTTGGTATCCTTATACTGATACCACGCAATGAGCCCAAGCAAGACAATTATTGGAGGCTGCATAAACAGCCAACCCCACTGGTCCGACACAGGAACCTGCAATATGACGAACAATTCATCCATAACAAAATTAACCCAATTTACTTTATGTATTCATTCCTGCTTCCCCAGGAATCTATTTGATAGTGAATATCAAATTCAAGAAGTTTTGCATCTGCTCCATAACCATCTCCACCATCACCACCAATCCTGGCAATTTCAACTTTCATCATGGCACTTACAGAATCGATACCAGTCATGTCAATATCTCCAAGCTCTGTTAATAAATGCTCTCCTGCAGTATCATTATCAGTAATGATAGAGGTGGTTTTAATACCAAGATCAGTCCATGTTCCAGGATAAACATCTCCAAGTTTAGCAATCTGATATCTCATCCTCCATGCAACATTTCCTGTTGCTGAGGTTGTTTTATGCCAGTGAACATGTGGACTTACTATTGATTCTAATTTCCATTTATGTGGAAACTGCACCTGAAAAAATAGAAGCTCAGTAGAGCCAGGATCAAACAACCAGCATCCGTCAGTTGGATCAATATCAGGATCCGAAGCAGCTCCCGGTGGATTTACTGCTGAAGCGGGAAAACGTAAATCATCCCACATTACTCCTGATTCACTTATTCCATCTCTGTTTTTATACGACATAATTTTTATATTCTAAAAAATGGTCTTATTGTTGTTGTTATATTATCAAATGTAACCACATCCCCATCACCATCAGCAGTCACTACAAGCTGTATCTTATCTCCATTCTCAAGATAAACAACTGCAGTTCCACTCATAGACTGAGGCTCATTGGCTGTTTTTAAATAAGCAGGTGTGTTCATTGGCGTAAAAAGTGTACCGTTCTTCTTAATTGAAGCTGTAATCGTCATTCCGTTAGAATCTCCTTTTACGTTGGCATGAGCATCAATCTCAAAATAATGGCCATGATCACCATCATACTGTATAGCGGGATCCGCAACAAGAGAAAATGACTCGATAGGATCATTACCGAAAGTTCCGTTGATAGGGTAATAAGTTCCTGCGGTAACTACTGTAGTAGAAGCTGGTGCCTGTAAATAAGCAAAGATTCCTTCTCTCACATATTTTCGATAAGCCATAGTCTTTCATTTTAGATTACAAACCAGTTTGAGCCATCACAATATAAAGTAATAGCTTCATAGTTACTTTGCAATAAGAATGAAGCTGCTCCGTCAATAGTCTGTGCTCCTTCAGTTGTGATAGTGATATTATAAGTTAAAGCTCCTCCTGCAGCATCTTTAATGACTACTTTTCTTCCAGCATAAGTTTCTGCAGTAGCAAGATCGATAGCACAAGTTCCTGTCGCGGTCCTGGTAACATGAAGAATTTCTTCTCCAGCTCCTAAAGTATGTGTTGCAGTAGATACTGTTGTTGGTAATGGATTTGGATCAAGCGTACTCCAGTTAGTTCCATCATAAACAAATAATCCTTTTTTGTCAGAATCATAAACAACGGTTCCGGCTTCAAGAAGAGTAAGGGCAATTCTTTCAGCTGAAGTATATGACCAGTATTTGTGGCCCATGATATAGACCATGTTTGGCTGTACTGCATTTTGTGAGTCACCTCCAAGGATAACAGATTTAGTTGCTGATGATTGATTTTCGTGATTAATTCCACCGAAAATACCTGAGTCATTAGCCTTTTGAAATCTATCGCTGGGAACTGCAGTTGTTACTCTAAACAAGGAATAGGCATAAGAACCATCACATTCAAAACCTTTTGTAGAGGTATGATATCCATAATGAAAAGAACCGATACCATCTATTTTACTGTATGCTCCAGCAGCAAATGAAAAAGTTCCGTTAACATCATTACTTCTGCCGAAAGCTACAGATCCGTCACCATCAGCAGTAGTTTGCTGACCGCAGACAAAAGCATAACTTCCGCTTGCCTGACATGTATTCCCAAAAGCAACCGAATATGTTCCAAGGCTTCTTGTGCTATATCCTAAAGAAGCTGAATAATCACCTGTTGCTCCTCTACTACTACTACTGGGAGTAGATGCGTCAAAAGCACCACTTCCAATATTTCCATACGATCCACCACCTGATATAGGAGCATTTTGAACTCTCCATCCAAGATTACCTGCTTGCACGATTGTCTTTACTCCTATGTCTTCATCATAACCAACTATTTTAGGTATTCCCAGGGTAATATTGTAAATATCCTTTGATCCAATAACAAGACCATTTTTAAGAACAAATTGTGTTAAGGATATCATCGGCTCGAAAGCTATTGCTGGAGTAAAAACAACATCAGTGTCTTTGATATAAGTGGAAGTTGTTACAGTAACAATAGCTGTGTTTCCAACACCATCACTAAGCATCATGTCCTGACCAACAACATAAATAGCACTATAATCCCCTGGCATTTGAAAAACAGTAGGGCCAAAGGAATTTTTTATACTCATATCTGTTTCTGTGCCATCGTTGAATGATTTGATTGCAGGAATCTCGATTACCTCATCGAAAAATCCGCCTCCTTCCCTTCTGGTAAAAAAACGACCATCATAAGTGTTGACCGCAATTTCTCTTGCTAAAACTTCAGAATACAGAGGAGTGTCGTCTGGCGTAGAGCTGTATTTATGTAATATTGTATAACTCATGGCTTACTGTTTTGATCGTTTATAAATTGAATCGCCTTCCAGTTTTACATTTTCATTACCCCTGGAATATACCGTGCTTTGTCCTTTTGCAAAAATAGTTGCTACACCATTTCTTTTGATGAACACACTTTCTTCGGCATATATTGTTTCAAGACCGTTTGATATAATTCTTGATTTTCCGCTGGCACGGATAATACAATTTTCATCACCATAAACATAGGCTTTTGCATTTTCACTGAGCAAAACCTCTCCGCTTGTAACGACTACTTCAGCATCTCCGAAAACAGCAACGGTTCCTGCAGTAACAAGACCATGGCCCTCGTTAAAATCAGCATTGAAATAAATACCGTTTTTATGCAAGGTTTGTGGATCAAGCTTATTTAAAATAGCTTCTGTAAACCATCCTGCTTCATAACTCCACACCAACCATTTTTTTGCGTGATTGATAATGTCCGTATATTTTGTCGCTGCCTCTAAAGCGTCTTTTGATTCCTGGCAATAGCCATGTTCAGCTGCAAGCTTAATGGTTTCTGCCTTGAATTCTTCAAAATTCATATATTGTGTCATTATTGCAAATTTTAATAGGTTCCACCATCGATTACACCACCAATAGAGCCAACAAGCTCAACAAGATTTCCACTCGGATCCCGATAATACCATTTTCCGGTTGATGGATCATAAATTAACTGACCTTCCTTAACTGCGTTTGGAGGCAATGTATTCAGCGAATGAACCGTTCTTGAGGCTAATGCGCGAACCTTTCCGTCTGTTCTTCGTTTTTTGTTTTTCATTTTACACTGATGTTATTGTTTCCCATGCTGCACCTGTCCAAACTTTAAGTTTATTAACAGTGGTATCGTATGCTAATGTACCGGCTTCAGGCGAACCAGGAAGAGATCCTGTTGCCTGACCTTGAAGTTTAAGTGCTGGAACATAAACCATATTGGCTTGAACTCCGGATTGACCGGTTCCGCCAAGAACAACGGTATTATCACCAGTATTAGGAATGTCATTGTCAGTTCCGCCAAGAACCGCACAATAATCACCCTGTATGGATTTTGCTGATGTTGTGTGTTGAAATCCGAATGCTCCGATTCCATCAACGGTAAAAAGTGCTGCTGGCTGACCGTGACCTCCACCAAATGTGTAAGGTTTGTTTGTTATGACATAGTGACCACAAACAAAACTTCTGTCTGCAGCCGCATAAGCCTGGGTTCCCTCACCGAATACAGCTGAATAATCACCGTAAGCTTTTGAGTATTGACCAACTGCTATACTGTATTTTCCTGATACTTCTGACCTGTAACCTCCAGCAATGGATCCTTGCCCTGTTACAGAGTTCTGATAATTGAGGCAAACAGAGTATGTACCTTTTGCTCCATAAGTTGAGGTTGTTGTTCCGGAATAAGAAAGGTCAACTGCATGGTTTCCGATATCTCCATGATGTGCAGGATTTCTGTCAGAAATTCTATGGCCAGTATTTGCACCTTCTTTTAATTCTTTTAATCCGGCAAGATTCAGCCAAACATTAGCTGCCGGAGTATCATCAAAAAGAACTTGATGCCTGTCAAGATCTGAATCATAAACGATAGTTCCAAGCTGAGAGTCCGGAAGAGCGGAAATTTGAACCGTAGTGTAACTAAGATATTTAGTTCCCGGTAAGTAGACCATATCAGGCTGTGTCGCAGCTTGTGAGTCACCTCCTAAAACAACTGAACGTAATCCAGCAGACCCTATACTATTATTACTTCCACCAACTATCGCTCCGTGAGCAGCTGACACATCAATAACGTTTCCTTCTCCGCCAAGCGCTGCAGTAAAATCACCAAAAGCATCATTGGTTTTACCAAAAGAAACTGAAGCTTCACCCCCAGCCCGTACAGTACTTCCAACAGCTAATGCAGCTACACCCGTTGCTGAAGATGCCAATCCTCCTGCAGTTGAATAATCTTTTTCAGCGTAAGTACCATTTCCAAACGCAAAAGAATAATCACCTACTGCTCCAGCAAATATTGTGACCCCTACACTTTCGCTCAAGTCAGTCGCTTGCTCTCCAATATCACCATAAAATGTAGGCGATTTGCCTACAAGTCTGTAACCATCATTTCCTCCTTCAGTAATCTTTTCAAGTCCAGAAGGAACAACTATTGATCCTGCAACAGGAACATACTGAATAGTACCAGTATTGTCACGATAAGCCCATTGCCCGGTTGACTTGTCGTAAACCATCTGGCCCTCCTTGACCTTGTTTGCATTTATAGTGTTAACTTGATGAATCACCCTTTGAGTAAGGGATCTACCACGCCCAGTGCGTGTATCTTTTTTCTTCATAACACTTTGTGTTAAGGGTCGTCCCTGGCGGGATGCCCACGATTATTTATATAATCGGCTCGTGCCAGTGTACCTGGACACCTAAAATTCTTGACTTTTGTTTCTCGCCGTTAACTGGTTTTGGCTTTGCTCTTAATATTTTATCCACACCGAGAGGAGTCCATAGATCCCTGATATGATAGACTGTGTCCATTTCTTTGAAATGATGACCGGATCTGTGCGCTTCTGCCCATAAATCAAGGACTTCTTGCTGGCCTGCTTCGGTTGGCTGTTCCCTTGCTTCGATAGCAACTTTTTCAGGTACAAGCCATTCTGTGTGATAGCGATAATACTTTTGAGCTTTGCCTCTATTCTCCATATCAACAACAAAAGTAACTATAAAATCGAATTCTGTCAATAAGGATTCTTCAGAAAATTTTAACTGCAAAAAATATTTTGCGAAACCCGCGTGGCTCTAAGGCTAAAAAATTAGCATCACTTGATGCTAATTATTAAAAATTGAACCTTTTCTCTGCTTCTTCTCGATGGATCCAGTGTTCTTTTCCGTCAATAATGAATGAAATGATCTTACCATTATAAGAAAAGATTTTTCCTCCTTTATTTATTATAGGAGCACACAACTCGAAGAAAAAAACAACCTGTCGCGGAGTTTCGACAACCTGGCCAAATCGTTTCGCAGTTCTGTAGTTCACTGAATACTTATTAACACGTTCCAGTTGATAACCTATTTCCCGGCGAAAACCTTCCAGATCAAAACTGTGCTTGAAATTATTACACCTTCTGCAGGATGGATTAAGATTATCAATGTGATTAACGTCCAATTCAGTGAGGTGTGACAGGAATTCTGGGACTAATTCCGGGACAGCAGACTTGACATCGGCCATGAATCGGTTTTTGGCAATTATGTGATCAATTTGCCATTGTCTTTGCTTGAGCTCTGTACCGCAATACGCACAATATCCGCCGTACTTATCGTAAACCTGCTTCCTTAGCTTTTTCGAGATCGTTTTTTTCATATTCTTTAAATTTCTTTTGCCACTCTTCTGAGGCATAGGTAATATCAAGCTCCCAGTATGCGCCATAATCAGCAATTAAGTGCACACCTTCCCAGCTTATTGGATGTCCTTTATGAATTAATACTATTATAGTTTTGAATTGAAATATCACATCCTAAAGTTCTTGATCACAAGTATCGCTTCTTTATCATTCTCCATTACTTTATGGAACCGTTCCATCGTGTCACCCGAATTCGTGATATCAAGATATCTATCTTTATCGATGTCGGCTGTTGCCGATCCGAGAGCAATGCAGCCGTTGAGATCTCTCCAGAAATTAGCCGAGTGGAATTTGCATTCCGATCTGTTCGGCACATCCTTGATCTCCCAGAGGTCCTTGCTAAATCGAGCAGAAGCTTCCAATTTGACGGGATAGGCTCCCTGTGGTATGCAACTGATGTTAGGCTGATTATTTCTCCACCCGCGTTCAAGTGAGAGCGCGGAAAATAGAGGTTGCTGGTGTTCGTCAAGGACAGTACAGTTGCCGAGTGTCTGGTTTTCATTTGTTGTGTATCGTGTGATCAAAATTGTTTTCATCCGAATATTGTTATAAATATGATTTCAATTAGCAACATAGTAACAATGAACCATAAAAAGCCATTCCTGGCTCTTTTGATCGGATCGTGCTTAGAACGTTTTACAGCATCGGGACCGATCGGTGGATCAAACATTCTCATGCATTCAGGCTTTTAATATGATTGAAGATCTCTGCAATCTGCTTTTGAGCATGCAAATCACTTCTCCCATTTGATCTTGCTTTCGCATAAGCAATATCCGTCCAATCCCGTGGCTGACCAAGAGTATTAACAACAGCAAAATACTTTTCAGTTTCAAACTCCTTATAAGTCTTCATAAACTTACCAGAGTTAGTCATCCTTACCATCACTCTTTCTTTGCCAGTTATAAACCTTCGATCCTTCATTGTATAATACTCGTGACAAATATAAGCCCACCCGTCTTCACAAATGCAAACATCCTGATCTCTCGCCCATCCTTTATCGGGACCAAACTGAAATATTTTCGTGTTTAACTTTGTAAACTCTTCGCTAAGAGCGTTCTCAAATCTTGGTATTCTTTCCGGAACCAGTTTTTTTGGTGCTATCACTGCAACTCCCGCTGCAATTCCTATACTCTTTAGAAAATTTCTTCGCTTCATTTTTTCTTCGGTTTAGGTTTTTTGACCACTTTAGGTCTGCGTTTTTTACATGCCATGATTTTATAGTTTAATAAGGTACTGCCCTGAAATATTGTAACATGTCTTCCGTGACAATCTTAAACGGAATTACAGTGTCGCCAACCTGCTTTGCATGATATAAAAATCCATCAGGCTGAACAAAGAGCATATTGTTGTTTATATTATAAGGTATACCTGGTTTCAAAAGTATTCCACCATCAACCCACCAAAATCCTTTCTCAAATGTCGAGGTGTACCACCTGTCAGGCTCACTCCAGTAAGTCGAAAACCACATCTTCCCATCACGCTGAGTATCTGACATTCCAAATTCCAGATTTGCAACATAAGTAGTCGTATCATTTCCTTTTATAAATACCCTGATCTGAGCATTTAATCCTTTTACCGGTGAAGGTGTTTCAATAATTACATCAATAGTTGGTGTCTTTTGATTAGAATACGGCGTTACCCTGTGAACAACCATAGCGGCGGAATCAGGAATACCAGTATCCAGATATATATAAGGACTGAATGTTGAATCCGAACTCGGCGGAGGAACTCCACCACCACCACTCGCATAATAATTCGGAAATAAGGATTCCAGTTTAGTAGTGTCCCCTTCAAACCACTCAGGGTAAGGATATGTGTAACGGCAATTATTTGTCGTTATCGGATCTTCCGCTTCATGGATCTTGTATGGCCCTGCATTGAAATAACAATTTGAGTAAAGAATGTTATCCGTAATATGAAAATGCCCGCTCGGATAAAAAAACAAACTCAGATTGGATAACAACGCATAATCAATAGCAAAACTGTCCGACACAACAAGATAATCAAACCTGTTCAAAGCCAGCATAACCCGAAGATTAGTTCCATTCCATGCAGAGCTTGAGTCCGGATGCATGATGTCCTGCAGGTAGATCTCATTTGAATAGAATTTGTAAACCTCCTCATAAGGCGATTGGGATTTGTTTAACTGCTGTCGTGGATATGTTCGCTTCTGAATAACCTGGGCCTTCCCGGAAAGCCAGAATCCAAAAGAAATAAGTAATGAAATTATTATCACAACAAAAAATTTAAACCAATAGGTTTTCCAGGGTTCGTTAATTCTTCTCATTTATTTTATTTTTAAAAAATGTTTCGCACTCGTAATGGCAATCTCCAACGCCTGATCAGTAACTCCATTAATAAATATTGCATCATAAAAACGCTTGCCTTTTAAGTAAATCGTGTTTTCGATTTTAACAGCTTCGTCTTCCGATGGTAAGAGCTCATGCCTTTTAATAAGGATAGGCCCTGGCACTTTCATCTTCATTTCATTCAAGATCTTCAGGTACTCAAGAAAATCTTTTGTAAGCATATTTCGCGGACGATCACCGTCCATGAACTGATACATGTTTGTGTTGTAATCAGGCAACCGATCATTGATCCAGAATCCCATATCAATTCATTTGAATAATCAATTTATTTAATCTGGCGGTATCATCTAAGGCATGCATGACAGATTCCGTTTGCACCGTAGTATAGTGCGTACCGGCGGTGGTTTCAATAATAGTGATCCCGTCTTTTCTTTTGACCTCGATCACATATAATGGATTCAGCCATGCGGTGTAGTTTGCCGCATGAGGCCCTTCCATTTTAAAGCAGTTAAACCTGCACAATTTGAACATTGCTTACCTTTTTTTTATAAATTGAAATAGTTTCTCCAGTATATGCTTCATTGCCGTTAAACTCGAAATATATACGCCTTCCATCTTCTGTAAGAGTGAATGAACCCAATTCATCAGATCCCGTTTCGCCGGTAAGTTCCCATCCATCCCGGATTCGTCTATTACTTCCTGTTCCAATCCAGGCCGCATCATTATACCTTCTCCAGAGGCCCGTTTGCGGGCACTGATACCTTGACGCTCCGTCCTGGAATCCCGGAATCCTTTTTTGGTTGTACTTAACTTTTTTAACTTCTTGCGCGTTCTCATTAGTTCCCATAATATTTAATTTTTATGATTTCTTAATTCTGTTTTCGTATAACGCCTTTCCTCTTTTTGATTTTGCATAATCGGAAAGCGCCACGATAAAACCATTCTTCTCGTACCATCCCTGGTCCCGTTTAAGTGCTTTTCCAAGACCCCCCGGGCTCATTTTAATCACTCTCGCCGCTTCAGACCTATCGGTACATACATGGACTTTTTTATCTTCTTTTAGTATAATAACATGAACTTTCATATAGCAAATATACAAAAAAGTATCATTCTATTCCGCGCCATTAAAAACTTTTTTAAAAATCTCGGTTAGGGTATAAGACCTTTTGACCCTTAATCCGGTTTTCCGTAATAAAAACACCCCCCGTAGATAGTTTACACGCTTGCGAGATAACCCCCATACCCCCCGCATAGCTTACAGTAATTAAAGTTAATTTAATAACATTAAAAAATTCGTGCTTTATGTATTTAACAAAAGAACAGTTTGACAATGCAGTAATCGGCAAAGGCTTGATAGATGCCGATACCAACTATGACCAAGTAACCATTGTGGAAACAAAGGGAACAAAGGAATGGCGACCAACTATTATGCAGACAAGCAAAGAAAAGGTGAAACACGTTGTAGAGTTTGAAACCTTGATTGGCTTGGTGCGTGAAAGTGGGAAAGCTAAAGCAAAGAAGGAAGGTAACAAGATCGTTGGTTACGATTTTGACTGGAAAGATATTCCAATGAAAGTTAAAGATGGTACATTAATGAATGCATAGTTAAACTCTAAAGAGTAGTGCCTAACACCCTGAACTGATATGTTTGGGGTGTTATTTTTTTTGGTTTGCATTCTATATAAGGATGTGAAGGATACATTACGTATAACAGGATGACTACATTCAAGCTCGAATGATATTTTTTTAATTATAGCACAATGACTACGTGTCAAGTGCAACTGTGTACACCAGATTGGATATTAATCACCACTAAATAAGAAGAAAAATGAAAACATTAATTTATTCATTGCTCGTGATAGCTATTATGAGCAGTTGTACAGGCACATCAACACGAATACAAGTGTTAGATGTAGACTCACAACAAATCGAAACAGTAAGGCTTGGCAAGTATGCTGGGCATATCCACATGAATGATACAATTGTAATCGAAGAGTATTTCAGCTCAGTATCGATACGCAATGAAATCTATTCACTAAATGTTGATGAATTACCTAAAGTAAGTTTCATTTATTCCAATGATTCGTCAGATGTATCAATGTTCAGTTATTACAGAGCAATTGTTTTATCAGATATTTAACCACTAAAAGAAGAAGAAAATGATCGTAGAATTATTAAAGAACAACGGTGTCACAGGCATTAAAATTGAATTAAGTATATTTCAAATGCAGGCACTACAAACAAAAATGGTTGAAATCCATCGATTATCGATGCCAATAGAACCAAAACAACCTGAACGCAAACCTCGTCATGTATTAAAAGAAAAATTACGTGATGAACAGCATTATGAAGAGCTTATAGCCAAGCTTCGTGATTTACAGCGCTTTATTGACAAAATAGCACCTGTTCCGTCCAAGCAAGAAGTAAATGATACATTGTTTAGTATAACACCTAAACCAGATGAAGATGGAATGCATTAGAGTTTTTTCAGTATACCATAAAGAATTTGTTAATGTAGAAGAGCAGGCGTGGAAGTCACGCCACTCTTCACCTAACAATGGATACATTAAATGTGTATTTGCTTCAGGTGATAGCCAAGAGATCCCAATCATTTATCTCAAAGAAGAAAATGAAAGAATGCGAGTCGAAGTTAGTATCGAAGAATATTACAAAGCACGTAAGACCACAATGCTTAGTATTGTCATCGAGAATGACGGCTCAATGAGATTAGTCAGACGAGGATCAAAAAACCGATTTAACATGGACGAGCTTGTCAATTTATTAATTGATGATAAGGCGCGGATCAGACTCTACAATGACCAGGATCAACGTATAGCAACAATCGAACCGATAAGGGAATAATAGTACCGTCAAGAACCAGTGTTCGGACACAAGCTTATACATACAGGAATCGCAACCATTATATGATGCTGGTGTCACACGGTTAGCCTTGACGGGAGATATTGTATATCAAGTAGCCATTGGCACTAAAGGAATATCTCCTGTTATAGGGCTTAAATTCAAAACAAAAAAAGAAGAAAAAATGGAAGAATTATCATTAGAAGACATAATGAAAAGTAATGTTAAACCTACAAGCTTACGTAGTACCGGCAAATTCTTTTCAGTCTACCTGAAATCAGGTCAAATAAGATTAAGTAAACCAATGCAAAGAGATCTGGGTGATCCAAGTAGAATAGCATTCTTTATCAAAGGAAGTTATGTATTTTTTATTCCAGATCCAGATGGCAATGAACTTACTACCTTTTGTGTTAACAAGAAGAGCGTTGACTGTACAATATCTTCAGTTGAATTAGCAAAACAATTAGGTACAGCTCTTAATGTAAAGATGGAAGATGATACCAAGAGTTTTCAAATTGTATATGATACTCATAGTACAAACAAGTTTGGAATAATATTCAAAGCAAGTTTAAGAGAATAAAATAAAACTACTATGAGAAAATATAGAATACAAAAGCGTAAATATAGCACGAATGCCATAGAATTTAGCGATGATAATGGCAGACATTGGCAAGTATATATGATGATTGGCCAATCCTTTAAAAAAGCTGATGGCGATAAGATAATCCAATCTCTGTTCGAGCAAATATGCTACGAATATCAATCCGAAGAGGAAGAGATGGTGGTTAATCTGGTGAATAGGGCAGCAGGACGTAAAATCCTGCTCCCTTTTATGTCTGAAATGATTATGCAAGCCAGATTAAGTAATTTAAGTAACCAACAGCTTTATACACCAGGCAATCTGGTATTTTTGCTCAAAAGAGCTTACGAAACGTTTAAGAACTATGGTGTCGTAACCTGGTCCAAGTAATAAATCAGGGAGAGTTTCGGCTCTCCCACAACAATTAAACTATGTACCCAAAAAAAGAAATGATGTTTTTAATTGCAGAAGCAATTAGAGGTAGAGCTGATCTTACCAAACCAGAAAATGCTCCTCTAAAGAATTTTATTGATATAGTTGATAGAATGAAACGTATTGAAGAGATTTTGCATAACCCTGATAAAAATCTGCAAATGGATGAAATGACTATTGAGTTAGGATATTTGATGTGTCAAACAACAGGCAAAGATTATAATCAAATACTCAGTAGAATAAAAGAAAAATGGCCTGAAATTAAAATACCTAATTATGAAAAAGATACTTTTAATGGTTTCAATGTTACTGTTGTCGATTTTAGCGATGGCTCAAAATCGGTACAATTTGATAAGTCCGGAAGAAATGAAGATACAAAAGAATCAGATGGACCGCGTAAAAGACCAAACCGTAGCCACATTAATTAAGCGTGACAGTGAGATGAGGATCGGACATGAATCAAACATCAACTCACTTGTTAAAACACGCAGAGGGATAAAAAAACCAAGCCCAGTGACCACTCAAAAACAAACAGAATACACATATTATGAGTATCGCGATGTAAATGTCAATATAAACAGAATTGAGCCGAGATGTTTGCCAAATTCGGGAGCTCGTGGTGTTGTATTACTGGGTACTTCAATTATTCCTACTTCTATCTATTCATTTAGATATTAGTGCCGAGATGGGCGGACCAAAGCTTTTTATCGTATTTATTGCGATCAGCTTTGGCTCGTCCTCTCTTTTTATTCGCTTCTTTAAATCTCTCGTGTGATTTCTCAATAGAATATTTATCGATTATATCTTGAGGTTTGGTAAATAGGTAAAAGAATTTTCCAAAGAATAATACTGCAGGATTATTAGAATACAGGAAATCAAAGATCCGAAATGTTGCTGGTTTATGTATAAGCCATATATCTTTTTCTGATACTTCTCCTACATATTTTTGAACCGTGGCTGACTTATTTATCTCCTCAGCAAATATCTTTGCAAATCGTCCAATCTTAACAGTTTCCATGGATACAAAAATACATATTAACAAAATATCAGATGCAATCAAGACTGCAGGCGTATCATGTCCTTCAGCTGAAGATGTATACAATAGATTAAATAATCAAATTGCAGTTATTGATGATGAATTCATTGATAAATTACTTGAACGCTATAACCAGTATCAACTGGCTAATCGTATCAAAAATGTTGGTAAAGATCCTAAGTTCATTGGTAAATCTGATGCATTATTATCACTCGATGATTTTATATTCAGAAGAATGTATGAGCATACATTTCCATTACCTGAAGGCACATTTACAGACGCAATGTTTGGTGAGAATAATTTTTATGATCTCCTTGAGGAGTTCAAGACAATAGATGCTAAGTTGAAGAAAAAGCAAAAAGAAAATGTTGAAAAGTACAAAGACATTCTTAATCCGCCATCATCAGACAGGTGAGGCGATGAGCTTTTCTACTCAGAAAGGCGAAGTAGTCATCGAAAAAGATGGCCCAATTACAGTTATACATACTGAACGAGATGATTTATTCTCTAAACAATTGAAAGTTATCATACGTAAACAAATCGAGATCGAACTTGACTTCAAGAATGTTGTTCTCCATGAAAATTATGAAGGCTTTGTGTTCGATAATAAGGTATACTTTCGCGTTGGAGAACGATATTTAGGACTTGGTCCAAAGTATTTAAATGGTAAATTAAACATTCACAAAGCAGGAATATGTTAGGAATAGAGGAACGGGCCAAGCTTGAAAGAAAGATCCTGGGAGCATTCCTTGAATTACCTCAGCTTGGTAAAGTTGAATGCGTCAAACTCAAATCAAATTATTTCACTTCAGAAACACGACAAAATATATTTAATTTCATTTTGTCAGAATCGAAAAAGGGTAAAGTCGTCACCTTAAATGAAATTAATGAAACAGAGCTTGATATTCAGGAAATCACAGAGTGTGTGCTCGCTTCTAATCTTCCTAACTTAAAACCTAATATACGTGAGTTAATCACGGAAACATTCTATGATGACCTGTGGAGATTAGGTCAGAGCATACAAGATATGGTAGTAAATGATGCAACACTCGAAACTATTATTCAAGAGATCTCTAAAGTAACATCTCAATTGGATCCAGATTTCGAAAATGAATATGATATGACCATGGACCAAGCTCTCGGTAAAATTGAAACAGGACAATTACGATACAAAGAATATCCTATCGGCTGGAAAGCTATTGATGAACACATGCCATTCTCTTCTCAAAGTATTACCATTGTTGGAGGTAATGAAGGTACGTTCAAGACCAAGCTAATGATTTACTGTGTGCGTTTGCTCTTAATGAAATATCCGAACATTTCTGTTCTATGGTATTCAATGGAAGATCCGGCAGATAAATTGATTCGTGGCTTTGTAGCTCAGGAAACTTTGTTAGATGATGCTACTCTTAAACGTGGCCGTTGGCAAGATATTATTCCAGATGATGTTAAAAAATACGATATTGAGTTCGTAACTAAAAGCTCCACAATAAAAGAAGTGGGACAGAAATATGCAGAATTCAGATCTAAACGGGATGGTAAATTCAACCTTTTAATTATCGATAATATTATGAAGATTATTCCGATAAATAAAGGCCGCGAAATGGATGTTGACTTAGAAATTATCCGGGAAATTGAATCCTGGAACATCAAAACCAGTCCTAAAGAGAATGCTGTTATTTTGCTACATCATTTCACGAAGGCTACTCTCGAAGAAAGCAATCTGAAAAATGCCTATGAGCCTGAAATGATCCACCTCAGAGGTGCTGGTAGATACAAAGACTTTTGTACCAATGCCATGCTGATCAATTCTATGTATTATCATAGTTCAATTAAGAAATTATTTAAGAGAAATGTTGACTTTATCGAAAAATATTACATCGTTAAAATCGATAAAAATAGGAACGGCAAGAAGAAGATTATACGGATGCTTGCCTATCCAGAATTTAATCATTTCTACCAAATCGGTAAGTGATCATTTTTCTTCACCCTGCTCAGAGATGGGCAGGGTTTTTTATGACCTATTTATTAACAATTAAATACATTTAAATGAACAAAATTGAAAACACTGTATTCTACAAAAATCTTGTGAATACGAATGAGAAAATCAAACAAGATCGCGGTATAATGCTTGCTGGTCAAGCTGAACGTGCCAAGCGTAAAATTGTTGAAGATCTCATCGACAAAATCGAAAACGAGAAATTCAAGCTTGAACGCATGTATGATCTCTCACCGAAGGAAACAACTGATCTTGCTTACCGTGAGGACTTCAATCCAAAAACCTGGGCTGAAGAAACACAGAAAATCGAGGATAACATTTTTGCTCTTACAGTAAAAATGACTACCGCGAAAAAAGCATACGAGAAACAATTTGGGACGCTTAACATCTCTGTTGCTGGTGGAGCTCCTGATACAGATATTGTAACAGATCCAGACAAAAGTTCTGATGGTTAAGATCTATGTTTCAAAAAGTAATCTCTCTGTACCTGATGATTGGCACCAGGTACGGGAGAAACTTTACTCGAAAAGCGTTGAGCTTACAAAAGCGACCGGTTTCGGAGCGAACTATTCTGACCGTCCTATTCGTGAAGCCGATGCTGTCGTTATTATTTCTCACGATGAGGCCTTCAGCAAAGAAGAAATTAGACATTGTAACCTTGGAAAAGGTATCTCTACTGAAGGAAGAGTGGGATTTGAAGTTGGTATACCGGTATACATATACCATGCGGATCATGGTTGTTTTTACAAATTAGCCGGCATCCAAGACAATATAACGACTGATTGGGATCGCAGATACGCCAGAGGCAGAGTAAAAATAGCCGCCTGCGATTTGAATGCTATTATGCATGATATTGCAGTAAACAACGAACAGCGTGAAAGTTCAGAGTTTTATTACGAATGCGCTGAATGTTTTGAAAAAATAAATCGTGAAGAAAATCCTCCTTATGTTGTTACTGATCCTGATGGTGAATATCTGGTATGTGATGAATGCCATGACGGAATATCCAATTGCGATGAATGTCGCTATATAATGGATGTAAATGAAGTCAATTATTATGCTGAACATGATGAAGGAGAACCTAAAAAACTATGTGATGTTTGTGTAGATTTTCCTAAATACAAGGATTGGATGAAAGTAGAAAATGTTGTTGGTACAAAACCTACGATCAAAATTCCTAATGCCAAACAAGAAAATCCAATTGATGACATTTTAAAAATAACATAATGGAAAAAAGAACTCACATACGTATTTACATTTCAAAACATGTTAACGCTCCAGATGAGCATCTTCAGACTGTAATTGCTGGTTGTAAGGTATTCGGGATTGATCCTCTGTACCATGTGAAAGGATCCACATACGACAAATATATGGTCAAGAATGCTCATATTGTAATCATTATACCGTGGTATGATGAAGATTTCTTTAAACTCGGAAAGGGAACTGTATTCGAATATGATCTTGCAAAAACCTATGAATCGCAAGTTGTCTTTTATAATCGTGTCAGTAAAAAGCTTCAGGCTATACCTGGCATGACTCCAATGAAAGGTGAAGGCATTCATTTTATGGGACTTCTTAAACCAGGTGGTGAATCAGTTGATATGGGTGATTTGATTGAAAAGGCTAAACAGTCTGATCGACCATTTTACGAGCCAACAGATAACCCTTCGGGAGTAGTTTAGTAGTTTAATTGTTAGTCAGGGCTGCACATCATCATACAATAGTTTTTGGTAAAACTTTCTCGTGTGGCCCTGCTTTTATTTAATGCTTATGTGTTTAGAAACTTATCATAAACCAAAATTACGTACAGCTAATCAAGATCTACATGTTTTTAAGATTGTTGTACAACATAGAAATCCAGATTCATTAGGACAATGGTTTACACCGTTTCAGCATGTGCCAATTGAAAAAAATGGTTCCTATACTGCAAATGTGCCTACTTATACAGAGAATTCATATAGATATCCTCCGGACACTTATAGATTTTTGATCAAGGCTGGTATTAATTCATTTGCTACTCTTGAAGGTGCACGTAAAGCTGTATTCGATTATAAAAAATCGATGGGATTAACATCATTTACTAATCCTACAATTGTACCGTGCTTAATTCCTAAAGGATCTCAATATTATAAAGGTTTTTTTGGTATGAATAATTTATGTTACGCTTCTACAGCAATAACATATCCGTCATCATTTAAAGGAATACCGCATATAAAAAAAGAAAAGAAAGATGAAAAACAAGATTCACATGTTCTTCCATTGCAAAAAATGCATAAAAGAAAAACCAGATGGAATATCTCCAAGAGATTACGCTTCATTAGAAGTTGGATGGACTCCTAAAGGATTCCAGGTATGGTGTAAGCGACATGAATGTAATGTTGCTGCAATAGATTTTATGGGCCAAAAAGTAGCTTATGAGCAAAATGAAGATGAACGTTTGCGAACTCCGGAAAGATCGAATATAAACTAATTGAAAAGATGAATAAAATTAAACTTTCATTTTAAAATGACTGATATATTCAAACTTACTTATAAAGTAGGAAACAGAGAATTTCCTCTTTATTTTGACAGTCAAGACAGAGCTGAACGCTTTAGAAATGTAATTCTTGAAATAGCAACTGATCGTAACCATCCGGCTGTACATCCTAAAGCTGAAATCATAAAATTAATTGATTCAGATGCAGATATTGTTGATGCAGCCAAAGCATCTGGAATAATATAGTAAAATAGGGTTAAGACTTCATAACTCCGCCCTGTTTTAATCTCCTGCCTGAAAGCAAATAGTAAGAAAACAGGAATGCGGATGAAGATTTGCTGAAAATCAATGTGAGTGCAAAATATCAAGCTGGCTCTGAATATATTACAGCCTGCAGTAGGCGTTGTTTGTGGAAGGGATAACAAATTAAATATTACCATCACTTGAAAAGGTGAAAAAGGTCGTTCTTCGGATATATCTGGGTGGTTAAGTCCAGCTGGCTCAGTCCCAGAAAATATTTAAATTATTCACTGACTGCACAGTGACAGGAGATTTTTAAAACATACTCAATAGAACCATTGAGATAACTTGCAGGTACAAGATTGGAATGGAATAATGGTTGAAACCCCAACTGATCCTCTTTATCATAGCTGATGTAAGTTCAGGTAATATGGCGAACCTCCAACGCCTGCAGGTTTTTTTAAATAATGTGTATGCATCAAGGCTACCAGTAACAAGTAGAAATACTTTCGGTACTATGGCATAAATATTAGTGGTGGCGATGTTACTGGTTCAGTCCACTAAGCACATTTAAAAGAAGCGAGGCCGAGTACTTAAACAGCTTGTTCACAGGTTCCGAAAGATATCAAGATGAGCAAGGGTACGATGATGGTGACTAAGCAGGATATGGCCTATCACCCGCTTCTTTTTATAAAATTTACTTCACATGGGAATATTAATGGAAAGATTACAGGCACAGCTGAAAAGACCTGACTATAAAAAAGATGCTGAAGATTGTATAAAAATATACAATTGGATAAAAGAAACAGATCCGGAAGGTAGAGTATGGAATAGCAGATGGCGACCTTTAGTAGATGTTGCATTCAAAGGATTTCCAAGTGATGAAAGAAATTATAAACCTTCTATTACTGGATATGCTGTATTAAAAGGAATTGAAAATGAAGAGAAATAATTTACCGATGCAGAACAGATTGAATGCTGCAGGAATTACTACATTTCGTACAAATATATGGCCTCCTGGAGCTCATAGTGTCACTGAAAATGTGTATCTTAGATATAAAGACAAAACCACAAAACGCCCTCATGTAATGCGTTGTCCTGATATTGTAAAAACAAAATTTGGTATAGAAATATGATTACACTACGAGATTATCAAGACAAAATTGTGAAGAAAACTCAAGAGAGTCTTCGTCATGGAAACAAAAGAATCATGGTGTGCGCACCAACTGGTGCCGGGAAGACTGTTATCTTCTCCTACATCGCAAAGAAAGTCCAGGAACAGGGTAAAAAAGTACTGATGGTCACTCACAGGAAAGAGATCCTGTTTCAGACTGGAGGTACATTTGATAACTTCGGCATATTAGCCCATGAGCTGACCGCTAAGACACGCTTTGTTCCAGACGGAGATATAGTCGTTGCAATGGTAGAAACGCTATTCAGGCGCATGCAGAATCGTGGAGAGTATGAAAATTTTGTTTCTGACTTCGACCTAATAATTGTAGATGAAGGACACATCGGTAATTTCGATAAGATATTTGAATTCATACCACGTAATAACATAGTTCTTGGTTTCTCAGCTACGCCGTATAGAAAAGGACAGGCCAATAGCCTTGACTCGTATTATGATGATCTTATCCAGGTTGTCGATGTTCCGGACTTGGTTAGTGATGGATGGCTTTCAAAGCCTTCTACTTACGGAATGCGTATCAATTTAGACAATGTTAGACTGTCTAATGTGGATTACAATTCAGAAGATATGCACCACGAATTCATTGATCAACGTGTGTATGAAGGAGTGATCAAAAATTACAACAAGCATACTCCAAATAAAAAAGCTATTCTGTTTGCAGCTTCAGTGGAATCCTCAATGGATATTAACTGGCGATTTAATCAAATCGGTATTCCATCGGCCCATGTGGATGCCAATACACCTGATGAAGAGCGCAGAAGAATATTCCAATTGTTCCGGGAAGGTGATATCAAGATTTTGTGTAATGTAGGCATTGCTACTATGGGTTTTGATGATCCAACCATCGAAGTTGTTATTCTCTATCGCGCTACTAAATCTTTGCCATTGTTTTTGCAAATGTGCGGTAGAGGATCCAGGATAGCTGATGGTAAAAATGAATTTGTTATACTTGATTTCGGTAACAATTCATCTCAGCATGGATTTTGGGAACAACCACGTAATTGGTCATTGCAAAATGATACAGAAAGATTTCGTAGAGAAAGCAGTATGACTAAAGAATGTCCCAACTGCGAGAGAATGGTTCCAATTGGTACAGTAGAATGTGTATGTGGATATGTATGGCAACGTACCAGGATCGAGCAAATCGAAGAGCGTATTGAAGCAGATCTTGAATTACTCGATGGTTTCCAGTTGCAAATCTATGCCCTGGGTAAAACATTTGAAGAACTCAGGATCATTCAACAAAAGAAAGGATATAAAGAGTCCTGGATATTGCATCAGCTAACATCTGAAGAAGAGCTCAGAGCCTATGGTCAATGGCGTAATTACAAATCAGGATGGTTTTGGTATGCACGTCAAAAATTTGAACCAAAGACTATCGAACAACGTGAAGCTGAAATTGAAGAATTCAAAGAACAAAATCGTTTAAGAAATATGTGATGGAAAAAGAACATTTTGAAATAATACAAATAGCACCTCTACGGCAAACAGCTGTTGTTGGAACGAACCACGTAATCGAACTTGTTGAGATTGGACGTGAAGAAAAATGTCACTGGAAAGTCAGAATTAACAATCCTGAAAATAAACCATTCTGGGAAACTACATTTTATAATCTGGAGCACGCTAAAGAAAATTTTGCTGACAGATTACATACAAGAAGGCTTATTGAAGAAGTGGCTTATCATACAAGACGAAAGATCGAGGTTATATTACCTGCAGAACAACCAAAAGCACTCTGGAAATTAAATCATATAAATCCAATTGACGATATTTTAACTCCAAAGCTATGATGAAATACGAAACACATTTCAATAGAACTTTCATCCATGATGTTGATTCGATCATCAAAATTATTAAGATATTTCATCCTGATATACCTGATTTTATATTACAGGTTGAGGTTCAAGGCCGTTTCAATACCGGTGGAATATCCAGAAGTAATGCTATTAGAGTAAAACAAGGTAACTATGACTGGGTTACTTTAGAAGGAAAGATTAAAGATTATGGTCAAGTAGCTATTGGGATTGATAATTGTCATAATTCAACATTGTTTGGTCCTAAAATTACTCGAGATCACATGCGAAAAGCAATTGAAAAAGGAGATGTTACTTTCAAAGTATGGAGATTTGCTCACGATATAGGATCTAAAAATGATCCAATACTTGTTATGAATCCTATTGACAGAATACTTACACCTTTTCCTGATTTAACTGAGGAAGAGAAAGCAATTGAAATAATTAAAAAGGCAGGTCATCGCCTTCAATCAGTAGACGAATGGTATAAACTTTATTATCAAGATTAAATATGAGCACAGTAAAAATGAACATGATCAACGTCAGGTTGATCGAGAAGCTTACTGCAGAATTAACAAGTGGTAGGTTATGGTTTGTTAGTGGATCAAACAGCAAAGGAAAAACCACATTTATCAAAGCATTAGTAGCCGCACTCAGTGGTAAAATACCGAAAGACATGCTTACCAATGGTGAGAAAAGTGGTCTTATCGATGCTATGATCGAACCTGTACCAGGTGAACAGTACAGGATAATGATTAACCTGAAGGAAGGAAAAACTCCATCGTTCAAAATTATCACGCCAGAACTAACCACATCCACACGTAAGACAGATCTTGAGCACATTTTCAAATGGCAAAATGTAACTACTGATGAATTTCTCGGATTAGGATTAACTGAAGCCGGTAGGCGCAAGCAAGCTGAATATTTTATTAAACTGATGCCTCCACCTGTTCGTCAAAGATTGATTGAAATAGATGGCCAGGTAAACGAAAAGGACGGTACATTATATCTTGACAGAAGAGATGCCAGTATTCAGCTCAAAGGTATCCCGGAAGCTCAGGATATGGATGATGAAACAATTGAGATGGCTAATTCCTATAAAGAATGGAAAGAAGACTACGACAAAATGCTTAATCAATATCAAGAAGACAGGTCTGCAATGCAGGATTTTACTCTTGAAAAAGATAGGATTGATCGTGAACTTTCTAATATTGGAGGAGAAATCGAAGAGCTTGAAAATAAACTTGAGATTGCCAAAATCAAACAACAACAATTAAAAGAACTAAGAAAAGATTTAGTTGAGCCTGATGGTGATCTCGAGCAAAAAAAGATTGAATTGGATGCCAGCAAAGAGGCTGTAGATGCTGCATACGAAGCATACATTAAATTAAAAGCCTCAGCTGACAATATCAATAAACGTAAAGAATTAAAAGAGAAACATGAGAACGCAGATCAGAAAATCACGGAGCTTCGAGCGGAGAAGAAGATCATTATCGAAAACAACTTTAATATTGATGGTATACAGATCGAAGACGGGCAATTATATTATAAGGAAGGTGAAGACCTCGTCCCGTTCACGGAAGAATCGCTTTCCTATTCAAGAGCTATTATTACCGTAGCAGATCTCATGTTAAAACTGAATCCTAACATGCCATTGGTTTGCCTTGGTAAAGCCAGTGAGCTTGATCATAAAAGCATTGAATTACTCGCTAATAAAGCAGAGAAAAACGATGCCATTATTGTCCTTGACTATGTAAAAGGCGTAGAACAAGGACTTACAATTGAAGTATTTGAACAATTAAACGAAGAAGCTAATGAAAGCGAAACTACTTAGTTTTAAACCGGCCATTGATCAAAATGGAAATCATAGATCCTGGACCGGTCGAAACAATGCTACATTCTATGTATTTGATACAGTATGGAGCAATGGTGTTACCGGTCAACGGAATGCCAAATCACAAAGCCCGAGTTGGGAAGTTGGAAAAGAATATGAAATCCAGCATGAAGAAAAATCTGCAAACAATTATACCTGGACTCAAATTACCAAGATGGATGATCCTGATAGAAGTAAAGGTGGCGGTGGAGGACGTTACAAAAAAGAAATGTCCAAAGAAGAGCAAAAGGAAATAATGATGCAGGTTGCCATGATTGCCGCTAACTCCATTATGAATAAACTTGCTGAAGATTACAATACAATCATTGCCAGGTTTATGAATTGGTTAGTTCAGGAAGGTTTCAAGCCTAACAATAAAGCCATTGGTGTCCAAGGAGTCTTAAAAATAGCGTGTGAATACTGGGCACAAGTTCCTACTCAACAAGTTACACTGGAAGCAATAATTGATCACGCAAACAAATGTTTAACCGCAGTAAATCAAGCACGTACATGGAGAGAAAGCAGTCCCCAGCAGAGAAGCTCGCCAAGCTCAGAGCAAAGCATGGCAACAAATCAAGAGAATCAACCGAGCTTCCAACCAGAACATCAGAACCAGCCGGATCCGAACCAGAGCGAAAACTCGATACAGGACGGGAAAGGACCAGAGAGCTTCCTGATCGTTTAAAGAAAATATTAGACGATGATTATCCTCCGTGCATAGTATATGAAGGAAACGATATCAAAAAGATTTCCATCAGTTCTACATTGATGGGATCTTTATTCTGGAGAGGTGAAGCCAGACCATATTGTCCACGTAAGATCAAGCATACGATATTACTTGGTGACAGGAAAGCTCCGCCTACAATGAGTATGATGTACGGCAGATATTTTGAAGAAGTATGTTTTAAAGGAAGATATATTGATGAATATGATAGAGCCATCAGATTATCTTCAGGTAAAAAGTCTATTCAGCAATTACGAATCGAAGAGCAAGCTGATATGTTTCCAATGATAGCCAATCGTTATGGTATCCAGGTACACAATAGTGATGAAAAACGAAATATCTGGAGAAGATTACATGGTAGATTGGAAGTAAAGGAACATCCAGAAATAGAATTCGAGCTCAAGGGTACGTGTGACATTGAAAGCCCGGTCGAGATGACAGGTTTTTCTTACACAAAAGCTATTATTGATTTGAAATTAACCATGGACCGGGAGTCCAAGTTCGGTGAATATTGCTGGGGAACTCCAGAATATATGGATTTATTTCAAATTGTATTCTATTCTTACCTGGGACAGGTTCCTGGTGCTTATTTGGTGTTTGATTACAGACCTTCAGGCAGAGGGCATAAATTTATACCAGTAGCAACTGAAGCCATGTTTCATAATCCTGATGGCAGTCCTAATCAAAAGATGATAACGGAAAATGCAGAATTTTATCAAGCTGCAAAAGATAGACAAGTAAAGTTACGAGTATTGATCAAAGATACAGTTGACGCTATCTTAAAAATGGACGCAGAAGGATATCCGAAAATGCCAAGTTATGATAATTGTTCTAATTGTCCATTAAATCCAGTAAATCAATTGGAAGAAAAGGACGAAAATTACATCTGTAGAAAAGCAGGAGCGATACAACAAGTATGACAAAAGAAGAAAAAAAAGAGTTGATGGAAACTTTAGAAATGATCACCATGAACATGAATAATTTCCAACAACGACAGAAACAGATGATTGATGAAATGACAAAAATGCGCAAAGAAATCAATCAGCTTAAATCGAAAGATCGAAGGTTGAGAGGTAATAATAATAAACTTTTAAATTAAATAAGATTATGGGATTTGACTTATCAGGCGAGAATCCAATTGTAAATGGAACAGCGCCAAAAGAACCAAATTGGGAAACGGCTACCAAGGAAGAAAAAGATTTATACTTCAAAAAGAGTCGTGAATTTCAGGAACAGAATCCTGGTATTTATTTTCGTAACAATGTATGGTGGTGGAGGCCATTGTGGGGATATATATGTGATACCTGCGGTGATGTTCTTACCGAAGAAGACCAGGCTGCAGGCTGTTTTAATGATTGGCATCTGATCGAAGAGGATAAAGCCATTAAAATAGCTGAAAGATTACAAGCTATGGTTAACATGGGCCATACTTTTGAATTTATGAAAACTTACATGAAAGATCTGGAAGATAAGCCAGATGAAAAATGTGAATTTTGTAATGGAACAGGTATTCGGGTTTGGAGTGAGAAAGATATCGAAATACATGCCAGGACAGTTGATGCCATTAGCGATCTACTTAATACTGATTTACCAGTAATTACTAAAGAGAAAACCACAAAATGTAATGCATGTGGTGGTAAGGGAAAAAGAAGACCATTTGAAACAAACTATCCATTTAATGTGCAGAATGTAGAGGATTTTATCAAATTCTCTTCTCAATCTGGTGGATTTAGAATAGGGTAATATGGGATTAGATATGTATTTAAGTCGAAAGACTTACGTTAAGAACTGGGATCACATGACACCAGAAGAAAGAACTGAAATTAGTGTCAGTAGAGGCGGTAAGCCTCTACCTGGCATTGATGTCAAAAACATTTCTTACATCGAAGAAGAAGTGGGATACTGGAGAAAAGCCAATCAAATTCACCTATGGTTTACTGATAATTGTGCTGATGGTGTTGATGAATGTCAGACTGTTTGGATTGACCCGGAAAAGCTCAAAGAACTTTATGAAATCTGCGTAAAGATCAAGAATGAAGTTATTATGGGAGAAGATGATATTGAAAATGGTTACACATTCAAGAAAAATGAAGAAGGAAAAGCTGTTAAAGTTCCTCTTATGGAAAAAGGACTTATAATGGTTAATCCTCAGATTGCTGAAGAACTTTTACCTACACAATCAGGTTTCTTTTTTGGTAGCACTAATTACGATCAATGGTATATGAGAGATATTGAACTTACAATTGAAATCCTAAAACCATTAGTCGAACAAGAGGCTCAAAAAGGTTTATCACAAGAATATTATTATAGAGCAAGTTGGTAGTTATGGGATGGACATCATATAAATCAAGTAAACCATTTGAAATTGAATTTCAAGGTGAATTCAGCAGAGATGGTTATCAAATCTTAGCTTTCAATGAAGTAGCTCAACCATCTCCTACACAAGGAAACGATGGTGTCGAGCGTTCTGAGATTTATGCTGCTATAAGGCACCCAAAAGGATATGTCTTTGGATTAGTTGTTCTTTTTGAACGTGATGCTGAAGGCATGTTGTACTATAAGGACATGGACGAAAGTGTCGGTCCTAATTATTACGAAGCTTCTGAAGAAGTAATGAATGCGTTATCAAAACCTGAAGAATTTCCAAATGGAGATATCAGTGATTATGCAAAAAATTGGAGATCCGAATGTTTAAAACAATTGTAAATGGGACAATACTACAAACCTGTATGCATTGACTCCAGAGAGTATATGTATACGCATGATTACGATAGCGGATTAAAGTTAATGGAACATTCCTGGATACTAAATGATTTTGTTTGGGCAGTTGAAGGATTGCTTACGCCTAAAGGACGTTGGTGTGGACAAAGAATTGTCTGGGCAGGTGACTATATGGATGAAAAATTATTTATTGATATGAATTCTTCAGAATCCCAAAGAATCATTGATCATATTTGGAAGGAGAATCTTGAACAAAAAGAAGAACATCGTAGATATAAGAGCAGGGAGGAGGTTGGTTTCACTCTGTATCATTTTGCATCCGAAGCCTATCGAAAAATAAAACCTGCATTTGTAAATATGCTTGAAGCAAGATTCTTTTTTATCAATAATATAAATAAGGAAGTGTTTGTTGACAAGCGTGAATGTCCAGAAGATGATGGCTGGATAATTCATCCATTACCATTATTAACCTGTTCCGGTAACGGACGAGGCGGAGGTGATTACAGAGGAGATAATCCTCATGTAGGAACTTGGGCTGGTGACAGGATTATTATTACTAAAGAACCGATGAAAGAATACAAAGAATTTAAACCCGATTTTGTAGAATAAATAACATTTTTTAAAACATGAAAAACGAAATTAAATTTACCGATGACGTAAAGGTCATAGACTTGACTCTTGATGAATTGAGAGCAACAGCAGATTACCAGGGCGGATCCAAACACGAGGTCAGCCATCATCAATTATTTTCAGATGTAATTGAAGATCTTGAGAATCGTGGTTATGTAGCCAGAGTGGATAAACTCCATGTATCAAAAACAGGTATCAAACCTCCGACTCCACGAGAAGTTGAGCGTAAAGGATATAAATCAGTTTACGATATTACCGGCACTATTGTAAACAATTGTATTGGCAGGATTGCAGTTGATGGTGAGGATTTTTCTAACGATAAAACTCATACTGAAATTGCTATCAGCTATAACAAACAGGGTATTGCATTAGCAATGGGCCAACATGTAAACATTTGTTCCAATATGAATATATTCGGTGGTCAAATGATTCAAAATTACGGCTCCCAGGGAATGCCATTTCTACGAATGTTAGAGATCCTCAGTTCATGGATACAAAATATGCGAAAATATCGCAAACGTGATATGGAAATTCTTAAAGCTCTTCAGAGTACAGAGATTGATCCTATTGTTGAAGTTGATACAGTTGTTGGAAATCTTCACAGATTATGTGAAATGAATAAGAAGAATACTAAGATCATTGCTCCATTATCACATTCCAGGATTCACGATATGCAACGTGGTATGATGAATTTTGAAGGTGAGCTGGCAACAGCATATCATCTTTATCAAGCCGCCACTGAAGTTTCTACTCATCAGCAGGTAATTGAGAACAGGTTGGAGAATACTGGTGCACTGGGATTGTATTTCCAGGAACGCTACAAAGTGATTAAAGAAATCGCTGAAGAAGCAAAAGAACCGGTTAAGCTTACCTAATGGGACGAATTAAGGAAATTATTACCGAGTTACGTAAAGGGATCCAGCCTGCGGATCCCTATATGAAACTTATTGACGACTTAGAGCAAGAACTTGCTTTATTCGAAATTGATTTGATCAAAACAAATGAATCACTAAATGGCCGTATAAAGCTCTTAGAAGAATTTTTAGCCCGAGTGAACCATAGCATCAAATTTGATCTAAACGTTCCTATTCCGTCAAAAGGTAAACCATTTTAAAGCAAAATTATGCAAGTACAGAAATTTCAAATTACACCAGGTATCCCGATTCAAAAAGTATTCATGCCACAAGGTTCAATGTTGCTTACAGGGATCCACAAAATAGATGATAATTTTTATCTATATGCTATATGCGAATCAAAAAATCCTAATATACCACGAGAACTCAGAGTTTATCCTACATTTCAGGAAATAAATATTGACTCAGGTATAATGTACGTTGGTACTTTCCATGATTATGTGCAAGGATACCACGTCTTTGAATTAGAGTCGCCGGAACATCCCGGTGATATTGAACAAACCTCTCAATAGAGAGTCTTATTTAATTTGTTAGAGTGCCTTCGGGCACTCTTTTTAATTTATTATCATGGACAGAGTAAATGTTTTAATTCTTATTCCGATAAATTCTAAAACCAATAGAAAGATGATCAATGAAGTCACCATTCTTATGGAAGATGGTGGAATTGCTACATTACACTATACAGGTGAGTATATGCTGACTGATTATTATCAGTCACGAATTAACTTATCAAAGAAAAATATTTACGAAGACATTTATGAAGGTAAAGCTTATGCTCGAGAATGGAATGGAGAAAAGTATGTTACCGACAGAATGATTCACGATGCAATGCATTGGCTTATGCCAACTGCATTCGATTACAAAGTAGTGTATCAATATCACGAACCTGATCACGAACCAGAACCGGTTTTGATAAGAGAATTCTTGCAAAAATTTTCATATAATATAAAATATTAATTTTACAAACGGCAATATTGCCACATAATTTAAAGAAAGGAGTGAAGTGATGAAAAGAGCCACATTCGCAATATTATTGCTCTTATTTATCACGGCCTATCCATTGTACATGGCCGCTGATATCTCACCTCCAGTAGAGGTGGAACTATGTATCGACCTCGACCAGGAATGTGAGGTAATGATCATTCAAACAGAAACAATTACCCTACCAGACAACTACATGTTAGTCGTCATGTATTGGGAGTACATGTGTCAGAATGATCAATTCAACAAATACCAATTAAACAAAAGTGATAGTTGGTATAGTTCGCTGAACATTACAAAAACCGGAGAACATAGTCCCGGAAACCTCAAGAACTTTCTTGGTCCTGGCGATATACATTACTCTTCGGAGTATAAAATATAATTGATTTATAAATGATTTTAAGCCTCCATCCTAAGTGGAGGCTTTTTTAATGTT